AAAATCTCTACTTTGTTTGAATAAAGATTCAGGGGCTATCAATATGCAGCCCGCTGCTGCGGCGGATCAACCTCAGCAAAACTCTTCAATGGATGTTATCAACTCGATAAAACAGCTTGAAGAGAAGCTAACCAAGAGGATTGATGAAAAGGTATCTCATTCACAACCAGCCGTTGATGTAAATGCTCTTAATCAGGCTCTTGCTGCGCTTCAGAATTTGACGGCAATTGTTGGAAACTCTCAATCGCAAGTTCAGTCGCAAGAAGCTAAAGACGTTGACCAGGGTAAGCTTGTTGATATACAAAAGAGGATGGTTAACCGATTGGCCGGTAACGCTGAATCTAAGGTAAAGCATGAAGAACAAACAACCGATAAAGATGTTACGAAGAACATACAGGAATTAGAAGGATTGCTGTAATAAAGGAGAACAGAGATGTCGAGTAAAGCAATTGGAGTTGCAGAGGAAGAGATAAATGGAGTTGAAGAACAACTGCGTGAAATTTGTAATGCATCTACTAAATTAACCATTTGTGGATCGCAATTTTGGGATTATTCTGTTTTTGACGGGATGATGCTTTCGGATGGTTTTCTTGAAAAAGCAGCAAAGAATGCTAGATTCAAACTATCTTGCAAGCATGAGGAATTTGCGAAAGTTTTTCAACAAAGAAGCGGAAGCTTTAACTGGACAGAACCAACCTGCCGAGATATTCATGATAAGAGAACCGAAAAAATATACAAATCTTGGAGACTAACTAGCAAGGTTGATGAACGTCTTACGAAGGAATATCAAAGATGGTATCCAGAAGGTAAGAAAATTGTTCCTAAAGATATAACTTTGGATAAAAGCACTCTACTATGGTGGTATCTGGGAGATGGTTCTTTATATCGCAAGAAAAGTAGACCAAACTACAGAAGAATTGTCTTGTGTACCCAGGGTTTTACATTTGAAGATGTAAATTTTCTAAAAGCAAAACTGGAAGAACTAATAGGTACTGATTCTATTTACATAGAAGAAAATCAAATCGTTATTGGCAGAAAAGCTTTATGCAATTTCATAAAGATTATTGGCTTGAAGAGCCCTGTTTCTTGTTATGAATACAAATTCGATTTTGGACCGTATATAGACGAAAATTATTGGGAAAAGAGCTTTGAAGAAAGACCTTTGAAGTACATAAATGTATATCGTAAAGAGAATAAAGTAAGAGAGTTGAATTACAAGTCGAAGAAGGAGATTGATCATGAGTAGAGCCATAGCGTGCGATCCGGGCACAATGTTTTTTCAGGTCGCAGAATTAGTAAACGGTCAAACGATAGTCAAGAACACCCGAAACGCATTTGTTGAACTACCCAAAACGGATGATGTTGAAGAGGCCCTCAAAAGCAACAACTGGCAATATATCAAGGATGGAGATAATTACTATGTCGTCGGAGACGACTGTATTAAGGTCGCTAACATATTCCCGGGCAAAGTTGAAATACGAAGGCCTATGGCTGACGGAGTTTTGAACAAGAATGAAGACAAGAAGCTTGTTGTTCTTGCTGAGATAATCAAGGCTTCTATTGGGCAGGCTCCTGACTCTAACTCATGGGTTTGTATATGCGTTAGTTCTGAGTCTGTTGATACTTCCGTTGATTCAACTTTTCACAAGAATCGTTTGACGGCTTTGTTCACAAGGCTTGGATGGAAGGTAAAGGTTATCGAAGAGGCTCATGCTGTTGTTTTGAGCGAAAGGCCAACTATGACCGAAGAAGACGGAACGGTTGTTCCTTATTCTGGCATTGGTGTAAGCTTTGGAGCGGGTAGAGTTAACTGTCTTTTGGCATACAAGGGATTGCCTGTTGTTGGAATGTCTGTTGCTCGTAGCGGCGATTGGATTGATAAGCAAGTTTCTGAGCAGACGGGCGTTCCTCTTTCTCAGGTCATTTCTACTAAGGAAAAGAAGCTTGATTTCAACAAGCTAGACGAAAATGACGACGTTTCTTTTGCCCTTGATGCTTATTATGACGCTATGATCGAGCATGTTTTTGGATTGTTCGGAAAGAAGTTCCAAGAGTCTAAAAGTAAGTTCAGTCAGCCTCTTGATATTGTTATTGCTGGTGGTACAAGTATGCCAAAGGGTTTTTGCCAGAAATTAGAGAAAATAGTAAGAGGGATGAACTTGCCTTTCCAGATTAAGGAAGTAAGACACGCTAAGAGTCCAAGAAATGCGGTTGCAGAAGGTTTGTTGACGCAGGCGATTATTACGCAAAAGAAGGAAATGCAAGCAGCTTCCCAAGATCCTTTAGATAAGATACTATCGTAAACAGGAAAGATAAATGGGATATGCAACTACACAACAGGTATATGACATACTAGCACAGGCCTTAACTTCTGCAACGAACTCTGTTGTGAATGGTCAGCCGGTTCCTCTTTGGACTTTTGGTAAGAATAAGAGTAACAACTCAATTCCAGACGACGTTGTATATCAATATATTACATGGGCAGGAGATCAGATAGACGCCGCTATTAGCGAACTCTATCTGACTCCTTTGTGCGAAAAGGTTGATTTGGAGCTTTCTCTTCTTGTTGATATAGACGCTTATAACGACACAATCGAACTCAACAAAACTTCTCCTCTAAATCCTGGCGACACCTTGATATTTATTGACTCCTTAGGAGAAGAGAGGCATACTGTTTCGAGTATTGTCAATACGACAACTATTGAACTTCAAGAGCCTTTGCTTGGTATTTACCATGCTGAGACAACAAGAGTTGTTCGAGTAAGATATCCTGCTGCTATTAATCTAGCTTGTGCAAGATTAGCTGCCGCTAGTATCTATGATAAGTATTTTGCTTCTCAATCAAGTCCTAATGTTTCAGATTATGGTAAAACACTGAGAGGCTGGGCCTTATCAGGGCTAAACGATATTCTCCAAGGTGTAACTATTCTTCATGGTCAAAAGAGAATAGGTCATCGTTTCTTCAATCCAAATCTTAGAGATAGGTACGGATTGCCTCCTATCGAAGGTAGCGATAGGGAAATGAAGGGAGGCGATAGATGAGTTCTGATCCAGAAAAAGTAGTTTCTGATATAAAATCATTGGCTGATAAAGTCAAATTTGTAAAAGTTGTTACTGATTTTGGAATATCAGTTGAATCTAAAATTAGCAAAACAAAAGAAGAAGCGATTAATAGAGCAGATTATGAATCGTATATGAAAACAAGCAAACTAAAAGAAGGCGATATCAATAAATCAATTGATAATATAGTCAACAACATGCTTGATGATCTTTTGGGCGGGAATAAGTAATGATAGAAATTCTAGAGAGTGTAAGAAGAACAATTTACCGTTGGGTCAACACAAGCGCGACCCTTACGGAGGACGCTCTCTACAATACAATAACTATAAAAGTCAATTCTGCAATACGTTTTCGAGTTGGCGACGAAGTTGCTTTACATGATGGCGTTAATGGCGAGCCTGGCTTGAGGATTGCGGAAATTCCAGATAGGAATACAATCATCCTTGAGTCGCCAATCAAGGTTATAACTGGTTGGAGAGTCTCAGCGAATGCAATGATAACGAAGACGTATGACGGTCAGTTTGTTCAGGCTATTTATATAGGCGAACCTGATGTTATTCCTCGCTATCCAGCCATAACCATACTTGGTCAAAATAGAACGTCTGAATGGTTTACTCTTGGTACAACAAAAGAGAGATACAATCTTCAGATAGCTATTTATGCAGAGAACGATAATCACGAATCTTCTTATAGAACGGTTATGCAGCTTGCTAATATCATTCAGTTAGGTTTGAAGAAGAATATCTTTCCTCTTATTGGCGCTTATGATACAAGTAATTTGATTGCTAACGTAAATGCAGAAGATGAGTTTATTAAAGTTGCTGATTCTTCTAAGTTTGTATGCGAAGACAAGATAGTAATAGAAAACATTTATCAAGCAGAAGAATTGAGGGTTGCTTCGATTCCAGATTCAACAACCTTACAGGTTTTTCCTAATCCTCACTTTCCTTATGCTGTTAGCGAGCAAACAAAGGTTATTAAGTTAACTAGGTTTATCTATAATTCTTGGCCTAGCGATATCAACTATGGATTTAAGTATAAAGGAACTCTTCTTCATGCAGCAAGTATAACTTGGTTTGGAGAAGAGATGGAAGTTCAGACAAGACATGGCTGGTCTGACCCTCAACTAACATAATTTGCCGATAATCTCCTATATCAGCCCGTAAGGCTGGAAGGGAGATGTTCCTATGGAAACGGTAAGTCCCGGATATCGCGGTGGAAAATTGTATACTTGTCTTCTTACTCTTGTTGATATGACAAGGGAACGACAAAAAGAGCTTGGCAATGTTTTGGATTTTCTGCCAAGAATAAAACGCGCAAAAGAATACTCAACTGTTAAGCTTTGTTCTTATAGAGGCGCTGGTCATACGTCTGCAATCATGCAGATTATAGAAGAGAAGTTTGATAAGGTAATACTTGTCCTTCCGAATATGGCTCTTGCGACGAGGTTCCTAAAGCTTAGTCCAGAGTTAAAAGACAAAGTTGTTGTTTGTTCGCCGAACTGTCTTGAAAGACTTATGGGAGTCTCTGGATATCAAGCGGTTATCGTTGATTGTACGTCTCTAGTTTCGCAATCAAAGATTGACGAGATATATGAGTTGACATCTTATGGGCGTGAAAACCCGCTGTACATACTTATGGAGTAAACATGAAGATATTGACTATTGGCGCTTCGCCCTATCTCTTGGTTAGAAATGCCAAGATAAATGCAGACATTATTGAAAAGTTTGTTTCGGAAGGACATGAGGTTAGTTCTGCTGTCTGGCATCATGACGAGGGGTATTTTATGCCTTCAGAAGAAGGTGTTCATTCCTATGAGAAGGACGGTAAGCATGTTTGTTATTTGTATCCATTTACGCCAAAGACGGAAGAAGCTTCTCCGTTCATATATGAGCTTATGAAGAGAATTCAACCCGATCTTGTTGTAACGATTGGCGACTATAAAGATACGAATTTTGTTTACGCAATCAAATCCATGTATCCAACTTTGTTTAGATGGGTTGCCGTTTATACATTTGATTCTTGCGGTATTTCCGTTGCTAGCAAGGATAGTTTCGAATATGCAGACGCTATTGTTTCAACAAGCGAGTTTGGTTTGAAGGAGATTTCGTCCTTTGCGAATGTTAGGGCGACTTTTATTCCTTATGGCCCAGATAGTAGGGATTTTGTTTTTGACCCTACTTCTACTAGGGATAGGGTTCTTTGTTCCGCAAGGAACGCTCAGTCTAGTAACTTGGCCGCTTTTATTAGAGCTTCTAGCGGGCTGGATAGCTATATACATACGAATCTTTACGATCCTGGCGATTACAACCTAGACATTCTCAAAGAACGATATAAAGCTGATAAGCTATCCTACACCGAAGACTATTGCTCCATCAAGGAAGGCGTATCTCTTTCTAAGATGAATGAAATTTACAACAATTCATCCGTTATAGTCGATTGTTCGATAAAATCGGCCACTGGACTGTCTTTGTTGGAGGGTATGAGATGCGGTTGTGTGCCTGTAGGCCCTAATTATGGTAGAGTTGGAGAGATAATTTCGAAAATGCCAGAAGGACTGAGATTCTTTGTTCCGTATTGTATATTTGTAGGTCAGAATGAAGAGGAATTTGCTATAATCTCTTCGGAAGCACTGAATCAAACTCTGATAAATCTTCTTCATAATAAAGACAAGCTTAAAGAGGCTTCTGTTGCTGCCAGAAACCTTTCCAATCAGTTTTCCAAACAGTCCTTTTTGGAAGGCTTTTCAAACGTTGTTCAGGAGGCTCTTTTGTCTAAGCCGGTTTTAGCGCTCGATTCTGTTTGAATTTCTTTTTCGTTATAGAAGGATTTTGTATTGACTTCTTGAAAAAAAGAGGAGACTCCGTATTAGAAGCAGAATATGGAGTAGAAGCGTTTGCTCAAGGGACCAGCTTAGAAAGAGGAGTTAATACAAATGTTGTCTAGCAATGTAATAAGTGGAGCAGATTATCTGGCAATTGCGACGTACTACGCCAATGCAAGAATAGCGAACGTAGGTTCGGTTGATTACTTGTATGACGCAGTTTACAAGATCGTATTGTCTGATAATGTGTACCCAACAATCGACCTCATCAATGAATTTTGGACAAGTTATCAGATCAACACGGACATTTACCGTTCGCCAACTACCTATCTCAGCGCTGTAAGAGCTATCAATAACCATGTTATCAATAGATCCGGCTCTGCGGTTACTGACCTCAATGATTATTTGATAGAAGCGAATGTTGAGATTCCTATGGCATGGGCAGAACTCTGCAAGATTACGGGAGTTCTCGTATGCCAAGGAAATATCTCAAACCTTCCTTCTGCAACCTACTCTGCTGTTGACGGACTTACTGTTCCAAGATTTGCAGACGGGACAGCAATACCTGCTTGCTGATTTACAATAACTAGGTAAGGAGTGATTTAGTATGCCTATTCCAACAGCACAAATGGGATTTGTTGGTTCCGTTAGATTCTCAGGAGGGTCTATCGGCCAAGAAATCTTTGTAAGAGCCTTGTCTTGTGATATACGAGCCAAGCAAGACATAACATATCCTGACGTTGTTGACGGTCGTATCGACAGAACTCTCTACCAAGTTGGTCCCCGTATGGTAGACGGTTCCGCTGAGTTCCCTCTTGTTCATGAAGGTATTCAAAATGGTACAGGCAAGGATTGCGGCGAGCCAGACGCTACTTGCCAAACAAATCTAGCAAATCGCCTCTGGAACATTGCTGCTAAGAGAGACCAAGTTGGTCGTCTTGTTAACCAGTTCAATGTAGACGTTCGCTATACAGACAACACCGCTTTCCGTTATCCAAACTGCATCATTAATACCATGAGAATTAACGTCACTCAAGCTGACGTTGTAAAGATTAACTTTGGAGTTATTGGTGGAGCAAACGTTACTGATAACGTAAGAGAAGCTCTTACGACTGAAAGAGAACCAACCATGTTGGCTCCTGCTCGCGTTGTTACCTGGAACGACTTCCGAATCAACGTTTTTGCAAGAGAAGAGAACATCGTTGTCCCAGGTTCGTTTATTAGAGCTTTTGAAGTAACTCTTAACAACAATGCAGATCGTTTCTATACTTTGAATGGTAAGCTTGTTCCTCAGGATATTACCGCTCGTAAGAGGTCAATCGAAGGTAGCTTGACTCTTATGGGTTTTGCGAACAAGCAGTTCCATGATTTCGTATATAACAACCAGAATCGCTTTACTTCTAGAACTAAGATTCAGTTTGGTTATACTCTTGGTAGCGCAACTGTTCCTTATTGGGCAACCGCTCTTTGGGGTGTAATCTTCCAGATTGAAGAAGTTGCTATTAGTAACGATCTTGTTGAAACAAGAATGCCTTTCAGCGCCCTTGGCGACTGTGAAAATGATTATGAGGCATTGGAGCTTGGTGCTTGCAACGTATCTGTTGACAATGCTTCCAACTCATTTGGCGGTCCATCCGCTCCTGGCTATTTCCAGCCTCTCACCTGATTATCAACGTCATAAATGACGATATGTTCGTAGAAGACAACCCTCTGTTTTAGGAGGGTTTGTCTTGTTACGCTGTATTACAAGGAGAAACAAATGGCGAAGTCATTGCTCATAAAAGATGAGGAAAATCTTATACATATTACATTGTATTACCAACTTAAGAAAAGTAAATCAGGATATCTCCAGTTCAAAATTCTTTCAGAAGAAGAAGGAAAAAAACTCCTTGAGAAAAAAGATGAAACTGTTGATGTTTTGAATACAAAGTGGTCTATTCCTACTTGGAAGATAACTAATAAAGTCATGAGGGCTTCAACTTATTACAATCCTGCTGACGGAAGCCAAAGACTTGATCCAACAAAATATAGGGACAACATATTTAAGACATGCCTCAAAGAGTGGGATATTCAGGACGATTCAGGAAATGTTGTTCCAATTAATGAAGAGAACATTGGTCAACTACCAACATCCGTAGCTGAAGAGTTGCTACGAAAGTATGATAATAGTACGTCTTCGAGCGAGGCTGAAGAAAAAAAATAGTTGAGACTACCGTAAAGCTCTATTCTGATTCTAAGATATTGAACCAAGAAGATATCCCAGATTCGGTTTATGAGCATTTATTTGCCTCAGAATACGGTTGGTCATTAGAATATATCGAGGCGCTTCCGGTTAGGAAATTTAGAGAACATTCGATAATACTCTTATTGAAGAAATCAGTTGAAGTAGCAAGGGCATCAACCAAGTTATAGGAGAGCGGAAATGAAGCTTTTTATTGACAAAAACGCAGAAATAGTTATAGAGATATTCGTGTCTGAGGACGGAGGCAACCTGTCTGTATGGTCAGAGAGTTCGAAACCTGAAAAAATACCTGAAAAATACTCTAAACACAAGGTTTGCTTCAGGATGCCGACATACAAAGACAATCTGGTATTTTTGGACTCTGGTGTGAAGTTTTCAGACAATGGTGAGATATCGTTTGTCACGAATCAGTCAAGGTTTACCAGGTTTTCTACCCTGTTGAAAAGTTGGGATTTCAAGGCTGAGGATGGTTCGGAAATACCTGCAACAGTAGAAAATGCTGAAAAATTGGTTGGACCTATTGCTTCTTTCCTGATTGCTGAGCTAGAAAGGGCCTTGCAGGGGTAATTTGGGCATTTTCTGTTTTTGGGTATGGTAGGACTAAACTTTTGGGCAATTTCTGATACAATGTCAGTAGGCACGAACTGCCAAGGAGATTGCCAATGAATACCCATACGAACAAGCTCCCTTACTCCTGGTTTAGACTTTTCATGACCATGTGGCTTTCTAGCCTGGTAATTCTTTACCTGGTTCGAGCGGTCGTTGAACAGTCGTTTCTGAAGCCGTTCAATTTCTTGTTCGCTGCAACATGGATTTCTGCTGCAATTTTTCTGTTTGTCGTTTTTGTTTTCAACTTTTTGCTTGTTTTGCTTCCTCGGTTTAGCAACTTTGTGATGTCTTCGTTGCTTCTCGTTTTCGTTACCGTCAACGTTGCTTTCATGTTTGCTCGTCCCGTCTACAACACTAAAGAGCAACACTACTACGATAGTCTTCAGGAAAAGATGCAGCAGAGAGTTGAAGAAGAGACGAAGGCTTTTGAGAAGATGAGAGCGGAACGTCGAGAGCAGGAGGCGAAAGAGTTTCCCTTTCCTTGGGAGAAGGCCGCCAGGTAGCTAGAGGCTCATAATCGAAGTTTTACAAACCTCTGCTTAGGTAGAGGTTTTTGTTTAATTTGGTCGAATTCATAAGTACCCGCATTATTGCAGTTTTTCGGGCAGGAATCTCTATGGCAAAAAATGTTCAAACAGAAGGCGAGATATTTCGTCAAGCAATTGTTCAGTTGAAGTTTGAGGGTTCTATCGACCCTAATTTCACAGAGAACTTCAATGTCTTTCAGACGAACCTGCATCAATTCGCGCATCTTGCTCCAATTATTGAACAGAGAATGAACTCTATTAGGTCTGCCTACCATCGTTTTAGCGATGCTGTTGAGGAGGCTTCTAATAGGCTGAGACAGCAAGAAGAGGCTTTTGGTTATTTGAAGAAGGCTGCTGAGACCGTTGTTGCTCCTGTTGCAAAGCTTTCTTCTATGTTTGTTTCTTTTGGAGCCGTTTTTGGCGGCACCTCTCTTGGCATGGGCGCTGCCATACAGAACTTGAACAAATACAATGTAGAACTTAGGGCTACTGCTTCTCAGTTTACAAAATATGGTCAAGGCATATCTGAAACAAAGAATAAAGTAGAGGGATTGGCTAATCAATTCCAGTGGACAAGAGAGCAGACATTGCAGCTTATGTCTACTTTTGAGTCTGGCTTTGATTTAGCAGATATTAAGGCTATGCCATCAATGTTTGACGCAATTTCTGAGGCCGTGGGTGGGGCGGCAGAAAAAGTTGGACAAATGATGCAGGCTTTGCAATCTATTGGCTCTAAGTCTCTTGCATTTCAAGACATTGTAATGCAGACTTTTTCTGATAGTTCTAAAAGTTCAAAAGAGCAAATGGGGGACATTCAAAGTTCTGCTCTTAAGCTTATAGCTGCTGGTAAAATAGGTATTTCTGAAGCAAAGAAACTTGATGAGCTTGCTAAAGGCGGAAAAGCTATGTCTGCTGAAGATAGGCTTGAAAAGCAGCGCATTGACGATCAAGCCAAGTTCTTTAGAAGCATGAATAAGTTGTTTGAAGATATTTCTTTGGCTATAGGTCAAGAAATTATGCCTATGGCTAAGCTTGTTGGTGATTATCTTTTGTCAATCAAAAGCATTATTATTCCAATCGCAAAATGGGTTTCCATTATAGCTGGAACTGCGACAGCTTTTGCTGGTTTAGCGGGTTCTTTTGCTGGATTTAGAGCCTTGCCAAATCTTATTGCTAAGTTTACTGAACTTGGTAATTTCATTCGTACAGGATCTAATGCTGGCGGTCTTTTTGGAGCAATAAGAGGAGTGTCGGGTTTTGGCGGCGCAGCCGCAGGTGGTGCTGGTGGCGGGGCCGCTGCTGGCGCAGGGGTGGGTGCGGGCGCTGCTGGAGGAAGCCTTCTTGGAGGAGCGGTTGGTACTGGCGCAGCCATAATAGGCGCTGCTGTCGTTGGTTTGGCAGGTGGAAATCTTATATCTAGAAGCCAAACAGCAATGAATGCTCTTTACTATACAAATCCTTTGGCAATGGGTGCTGGCCTTTTAGGTTTTGATATCAGGGACAATGTTTACAAGCAAGCTGATAATATTCAAAATACTGCAAATGCTTATGACAAAATTAAGCTTCGCAATGAATCAGAAAGTATTAAGCTTCAACGAGCCAAAAGACAGACGGAGATAGACGCTGATAGGATGAGGGGTTCTTGGTGGGGTCTTGGATATTTTGGTGTTGGTAGAGATTATAATGAAGACGAGAAGAAAGAACTAGCTCAACTTAATGACCAAGTTAGGGTTAGTGATTTTACGCAAAGAGATAAAGACTTATCTATTGAACACATGACCGCAACGGGAAATAGGCAGAAAGAAATTGATTATGAAAGAAATATGATATTGCCTTTGGAAAAGGAAATGTCAGACGCAAAGTTTCAAGGTCTTACAGAGACCGCTGATAAGCTAAACGAAGTTATTGAAAAGCGTAAAGCAGAGCTTGAAAAAATAAAGCAAACGAATAAAGAACAACAAGAACTTGCTTCTACTTTAACTCCATACGCTCAAACTTTAGCGAGAGTAAATACATTGTTAGATCAGCAATCTCAAAAGACTGAAAAACAACTTGAACTAACAAAATCTATAGTTAATTTGGGTAGCATGAGGGCTGGCATGGTTGGACAGGGGGATTCTGCCACCTCTCTTGCGGCTATAAATACTGCGTCTCAAGAATTGGATATGCAAATGAAGTTCCTCAAGGAATCTAAAGAGGTTTCTAGAGAAACATTTGATGCTGCTGCTAGATTGCAAATTTCGCAACTAGATCCAGAAAAGCAAAAGGCAGCAAAAGAAAAGATGGGTCAACTAGATAATATTAGAAAAACACAAGGTTCTGGAAGTTCTGAATATAGGAAGTCTTTGGCTGAGCTTTCAGCAAATTATGGAATCAATCTTGACTATGATGTTTTCCAGTTGCAAAGAAGTGCTGAGATTAATGCGACTTTAGAGAAGCAAGTTTCTCTTCAAGAATCAATAACACAAATAAGACAAGGTAGCTTGAACCAGCAACAGCTTGAAACAAGTCTTGCAGAATCTCAAATGAACCTTGCTAACAGCTATGGTTTTGGCCTAAAGGCGTCTGTTCAAATGCAACAGCAGGTTGTTCAGTCATTGCAACAGCAAAAGGCTATTATGGAGGGGCAGATTAGCGACTTACAAGCTAGTGCTAATAAGTTAAATCAAGATAAGCAAAAAGAACTTAATGCGGTAATGTCTAATAATTCACTTTCAATTGCAGATAAAGAAAAAGCAGCAAATGAAATAAAACAACGTTATCAAGTTCAAGAATTTGCTAACAGAAATGAAGTTCTTAAGAAACAAAACGAAATAGTTCAGGCAACGGCTCGTCAGGCAGAAATTACTAAGGCTCTTAGAGAAGGTTATATTTCTGCTATTGCGGCAATGAATACAGGGCAAGGCGTGTTTACTCGTATTGTTATTAGCCAAGAAAAGAGATTGGGAAGCTTGGTTGCGGGTGCGCCAACTAAAGTTAGAGCTTTGAGAGCAGGATCTGAACTTGAAGGACGTAGAGAGTTTGGAAGATTTGGAGTAGGAAGCCTAACTGAGGGCGCTGCTGGTGCGGCTGAGAAAGCAGTTCTTTCTACTTATGGCGAATACTTGGAAGCTGGAGATATAAGAAAAGGAGCAGAAGCCGTAACTGGGATTGTTGATAGGTCGAAGGGTTCGGTTGCTGCTGCGATGGCGGATAATCTATACGGAAGTACACAAGCTCTTGATGAACATAAAAAAGCTACTGATGGCGCAACGTCGTCTTTGACCAAGTTCTCTAATTTTATCAGTTCTGTAATGAGTCCATTTGTTGATGAAAATGGTAAGATAAAAAATTCAAAGACTTCTATAAATCCAATAAATGATGTAGTTAAAGATACTGATGAAATCAAGAAAGCATTTATAGACACGCTAAGGTCTGTTAATAGCCCTGAAGTTATAAGTGCTTTTAGACAGGCTATGGCTGAAGTTGCGGTTACAGCGGCAAAGGAAGCTATTCCTCAGGTTCTAAGAGAAATGAGACAGGCTCAGTAATATGCCAAATATATGCTTAGGCAATCTTTTACCTAGCAGCGTTCTTGCTTATGACAATATAGACCTTATTCCAAATGGCTATATTCCAGAAACAGGAACAACAGCTAGACCTAGAACTCGTAATCAGGGAGGACAAATAATCTCTGAACGAGAGGTTATACGTTTGCTTCCCGCAGATAGATTGTATGCTGAGTTTTGGTTTGGAGTAAGAACAAGAGTTACGGGAACAAGTCTTAATGACTTGTCGCCAGGTGGTAACACTGGTTTCATATTTGGAACTCTTGGAGGCGGAGCGGGCTTTGGTATAGGTTCTGCTCTTGGTTGCTCTTTGCAAGGCGATGCTGAAAGAACCTTGTCTAGGTGGACGTTTCATGTTTGTGATTCAGAAACAAGACTTAATAGAGAAGTTGTTCTTACCCAAGAGAATATAACAAGTAAACAAATTATTTTGCCAGATTATGTTTTGGGAGTTCTTGGTATAACAAGAGCGCCAATAGTATTTGTTACGCCAGACACGCCGCTAACAGAAGAGCAAATAGCTAGAGCAAGAGCAACTCCTGCTGATGAAGTAGAACAAAGACTTGGCAGAAGAGTTGCGCCTATTGAACTAACAGATAGCGATATGAGGATTCTTTTGGGCTTGTCAGATCTTAATGAGCTAGAGAATCTTGGTAATTCGGGTGGCAGAATCAGAGGTTGGCCTCAGTCTCCTGACGGGCAGATACAGGCGGAGTTTGAGAACTACAAATATTCTGACGCAACCAATTTGTTTACGGGAATTGTTCGAGACGAGAGGAAAAATCGTTATAGGGCTGATAACGAGTTTGATAGAACAAATGGTCATTGTTTTTGGAATGGCAGTACCGACGACCTAACTGATAAGGTTGTTTCTTTCAATCTTTCTGAGCAAACAGACCCGAACAATCCGCCTCCCGCAGACGCTCCGCCTACTGTTGCGTTAAAGGCTGGCGATAAGGTCTATATATCCTATGTTGGCGGAACGCCTCTTTTTAGGCATGCCATAGAGAATATAACTAACTTTTTCCTGTTTCCAGATCAAAGCGTTTATCAGTTACCTCCTCTTGATTTGGTAAAGGGTTGGAACTTTAAGAAGTTCAAGTTCAAGGTTAGAAAGAATTCCGCTGAACGAGCGGCTTTGGCAGATTTCGTCAATGACGCCGAGATACAAAGTCAAATCCTTGAGATACAGAACAACGCTTCTCTTACTGAAACAGAAAAGACAAGAAGAATTCAAAGGCTTACTCAAAGAATCCTTTTGACGGACATGGAATGCCAGAGACTAATTGAATCAAAGCTTGAAAAGGCAAATAGAAACCAGTTCATAATGGGTTGCTATTTCGCAGACTCAAGAGGTATACTATCTTGTAGTTTTAGAAACAATAATGAAGTTCGATTGCTGATTCCTAGAGCATCTATAAGAGATCAGGCTTGGTTTGACTCTTTCTTACAAGAAGTTCAGTCAACGAGTAATGCTTTTGATTCAAGCGGACAGTTGATTCTAGGCGGCGACGAGGCTAGAGCTTTTTTTGATGATTTTCTTTTTGATATAAGCGATCATGTTAATTCCGTTTGCTATGATAATGAGAAGTTTGGTTATGAAAGAAGATTAGCAAAGGCTCTTTCAAATTGTACTGTATATAACAAAGATGAGCCTAATACTGGAGTTGGTTTTGCGAACTTGGATCTTATCAAAAGCTTGTCTCCAGGTAGAGACGATTATGATCTAACAAGTGCTAAGTTTGATTCAGTTCCAATGCAGGGTTCTGGAACCTTGTATACTTGTAATGTAACATTTACCTACGATTTTGGATTCTGCACAAAAGGTACTATACAGGCTGATATGCTTTTGAGGACTCCTACCTTTTTGCAAGGACTTTCTTCTAAGTCTCGTATCTATGTCGAAAAGTTTCAGGCAGTTAATCCTATTCGAGGCGACGGAGCTATATGGGTTGGTACAAGACCAGCTTTTACTGAAAACTACGCAGTTACCACTGATCCTAAGAAGTATCAAGCTTGCCTTGTTTATCCTGATAGTTCTAACGGAACAACGAACTTCAGAGTTTTTGAAGAAGGCGTAATCAATAAAGATTTTTCTGAAATGGAAAGAGAAAATCTTACTTCAGAGGGTCATACTCTTCCTCAGCTTGATACGTCGCTTACGGGCGAGAGCATTAAGTATGGTGGATATGATAATCTCATAGGAGATCAACCGGGATATTATAGAGGCATAGAGATATCAACAGAAAACGCTTTGATTCTTATGAGTAAGGTTTCTCCTACAATTATCAAAATTGACAAGTTGGTTTTCACAAGAGATCAAGCTACTGGTAGGATTAATGTTGCAGGTTTGTCTGGAAGAAGGCTTAGAAAAATAACAATCAAGTACATACCAAATAACAGAGCGTTTTTGGATGATTCAAAACGAATGGTTTCTTTTGTTTTCCCGTCTTCAAAGAACGTTGTTGATAACGTTGCTATTCCTTATCAAGGAAGTTTCAAAAAGGACGCAAGAATTGTTTGTGTTGACACTCGTTACATAAACGCTGAAAGTTGGTTCATAGACGGCGATATACTTAAATACATGGATATTGAATATATCGAAGCGGAGTCTTTGGAAGAAGAAGAATATCAGAAGTATAAGATATCAACAAGCAATGTTACAACATGCTTTGATCCTTCTGGTCGATGGCTTGTTTTCTATGAAGACGAAAAGGGCGGCGAAGGCGATACTTCTAATAATGGACTCAATGCTGACGGTTCTCATTTAGTTGGGCCTCATCCTGACGGGGCAATGCCAGGCCTTCAAGAGCAGACGGTGAGAGAGATATCTTGTCTATTGTCCCCTGATTATGGTTATACATGGTATGATTTTAAGGGTCTTGTTAGAACCGTGGTAGGAGAGAGCGTTTCGGCTCCATATGCTGTAATGGACGATTTTAGCAATAAAATACACCTATTTTATGTTTTGAATGATGCTTTGATGCATAAAGAGATAGATGCGAGTTTATTCGTTTATGAAGACGCATTTTTGGCATATAAGAGGCCGAATAGATTAGATGAAAATACGTTGGCAATGTATGGCTTGTATCATTTTTCTGAAGCTGGACAAAAGCTAAGGGCTACTCCAAGTAATATAGTTGTTGGCAACGTAGCGGGAGACTATCTTCAAACGCAACTTGCGACTACGGAAGCGATGAGAAATGCAAGAAGAACAGATTATCGCATAGCTCTTGCTGGGGACGAAAAGAATTACGAAGAGGGGTTCCCTGACGTTGATTTCATTGCTTTTAGAGATTCTTCGGGTCAGTTCAAAGTTCTATTTGTTGCAAATGGTCGTTTGTACTGTAGGGGTAGTTCCAATGGCGGGGCCGCTTGGTATGATTTCTTTGAAGAAGGTTTGCTTGTCCATAAGAATAGCGATTTGCAAGAATTGAAATCAATCAAATTGCTTGGATTTGCAATAGATTACAAGTCTGATGTTGCGTATCTAACTTATCAGACTGAGGGTATGTTGTTCATAAGAAACTTCATTTCTAAGGCAAGTATTGCTAGCGATGTTAAGATACAAGATATTCTTGGTCCTGACTCAGAAACGGCTAAGCCTGTTTTTGTCGTTGGTGCAATTTCTCCAGAACTAAAGACTGCTATTAAGAACAAGGAAACTAACGTTGTTTTCCCGTATGGAGATGTAGATGTATTTGGCGACGGATTCTCTATATCAGAGACACCCTCAATTGGTTATTCAACGGGTAACGGTTTCCTTAGATTTTTCTATAAGGACGCATCTGGTAGTTTCAGAGCGTTTTCTTATCCCGAAACACCGATACTAGATATAGAATACGCAAAAAGGGAATGATTGATGGCAAATGGCTGTAAAGATTGGCAAACAGCTTCACCGGGCCGTCCTGGTCAGCTTAAGTTCAAATGCTTGATTTGGGCTAATTGTCCTATCTATGATAGGCTTAGACAAGATCAATCGTTTATCTTTTCGCCTGAAACTTTGCAGTTTGCTCCTCAGACCTTGAGGAATACTTTACTATCAATACCTGGCTTGGACGGTGCTTTCTTAAGGCCTATACCCAACTTCTATATAGATAACTTTTTGGCTTTTCTGAAACCTGACGCTGAAGAGAAAGCGGAAAAGAATTCTCTAAAAGCAGAGATGTCTCGTTCAACAGTTCAGGAAGGCAAAGATTTTGATTGGAAGAAAGGAACCTATTCTCTTAGTTCTTTTGAGTTTTTAGCTCTTGATAAGGACTTGACTTCTAATCTTCTTATTCTTGAAGGTAACTCTGCGGTCTTTTCGAATTCGATTGCTTCCCATCAAACATGGATAGCTGACGGAAGTTTGTATTGCGATATGAACTTGATGCCGTCAGAATACAATTCTATATCTAAAATAACAAGTCCTGTTGTTAGGATGATAAAGTCATTTTGTCCTCAATGGAAGTATATTTCTTATCAAGCAGGTCAGTCGTTTGGTATACAGGCAACAAACGAAGGTCTTGCGGACACTATTCCAAAAACAAAGAATACTGTTGCTATGCCAGCAATGGTTGGTATAGCTCAGACAGGAGATCCTGCTGCTGTTATTGCTCAAGCAAACCTAAAGCCCTTCTTTTCTCCGGGAGGCAATATCTATTATGGTATCAATCCTGGCGCTCATTGGAGAGTTCTCAAGAGGACTCCTGTTTTTCAAGGAGAAGACTTTGTTGTTGAGTTTATTACAGGAGCAAGAGAAAGTAGCGCTATAGCTAACAAGTCCAATGTCTACAGAATGCTTGATAAGTTTTCGTTTTTAGATGTCAATTCTATTACAGAGACTTCTATTTGCGGAGCTTTTGATCCAGGAGATTTTTTCAATCCTGCCAGAGATAGAAGCAGTGAAATAGCGGAAGAGAGAAAGAAATCCCTTGATCTTAGTAGGCAGATGTACTACATAATTGAGATAGGCGTTGAAGATCCTTTGCATAACTATTGGCTCATTATATCAGAAAATAACTTCCCATTTTTCTGCCAATGCGGAAAATCTCCAACTCTTACTTGTAGGGTTCAAGCTGATAATTCCAGTCAAAGAACACAACCTCCGCCAAGAACATCAACTTCTAATGAACCTGAAAAATGCAGAACAGATACCGACGAAGATACGGGAAGAACAAACGTTGGCGGAACTCCGTTGAAGGAAATTATAAGTATTGATTTTGATGTTCTAGGTAGAAATAAGAAGCTAAGAAAACTTTCAACGTATGACGCAGCTTCTTCTGCTACTCTTTTGAGGCAGGAAAAGCTGAAGGTTTCTATTAGACAGCATGCCGGTAATATCGTTGTTACTTTTTCTGGATACGAGAACAATCCTTGGGTTATATCTAGAAAGGATATAGACCTTACTTCAACTCCGGTTGGCGTTCCTATTAGCGAAAGTCAAGTCAACTATAAGACAGTACAAATGCTCATTCCTTTTGGTAGAATAGCCATAATGGGAGGAAATCGTAACTGTCAGTTTACTTTCTCGCCAATGTTGTATACAAAGCTGAATAAGTTTGTTTTGCCTCAACCGTTTTCTGTACAAGGACCAATAGACGTTAAGGATGTTCAGTTTCTTTTCAGAGATAAAGGCAAGAGCTTGGACCCTGATGTTACTGTCTATCTTGAAAATCAACAATATACAAACGAGGCTGGTGTTTACAAGGAAATAGCCGCAAGAAGAAGCTCGTCTGGCGTTCCAGAAGAGGAGTCTGGTAATGCAACAGAACCAAGCGGTCCTGCTGAGAAAACAACAACGTATGCCATAGACGTTCAGCCTAGGGCTGTTTGGAACTATGGCAAAGCCCCAGATATGATGAAGGCTAATGGTGGAACGGGAACAAGGTTGAATCTTGAATCCGTTCTTGAGGTTGACGCTTCCGAATGCGTTCTTGATCAAGGTTCGACCTCTAATAGAAGTAAGCTTTTCCAAGTTGCTATAACAGCACTACCTGGTGGTTATCTTTTCCCTGTTATAGACAACGCCGGAACAGGATGGTTGCTCAACGATTGCGTTACTCCAATTTTGTACTACTTTAGAATGTTTGTTCCGCCGAAGGGATGTATCTTTGAAAGAAGTCCTGTTGATGTAAGCCAGCACGTTCTTACTTTTAGCGATGAATGGTCAGAAACGGAATGGCAAGAGCTTGAACATAGCGGTTCAATATCGTTCCTTGTAAGCGACGGTATGAAATTTAGGAATAATCAGTCAAACTATTTGTATTCTTTGGCTGATAAAACATTCTATTTGCAGATTAGCATTTGGTGGGAAGACGGTATTATGCCAACTCCAGCTAATCCTAAAGATAGGATTGTCTTTACTGGTTTTTGTCATGGCGGAACTGTTACAACTGAAACTAACAAAAAGATTCTAGATTGCAAACTGAATGATTATTCTAAGATACTGAAAGATCAGATGTTCTTGAACTCTCCATTCTTTGACAGAATGAGGGACGTAAATGCGGTTTACGATATTATGCAGATGGCAGGGCTTAGGGACGGAGAGGGTAATGATTCTACGTTTGAGCCTGGGTCTTTGATTAGAAGCCTTGCTTTGTCTCAGTACCAGGGCGGATGGCATACTTTCTATTATAACGGCGACAAAATCTATAATAGAGAATATGCCCTTCCTGGCTCTTATGATATTTTGCAATCTCCATTTTTGAAGTTCCCTGACGGAAGCAACTACTGGGACGCTGTAAAGAAGATGTCTCTGCTTGCTAATAAGGTTGCGTATTTTGATAGGCTTGGTGTGTTTCATTTTGAGCCGCTTCCTTATGACCAAGAAATATGGGGCGGGCAGTCTGGCTCGCAAACAAACTGGACCATACAGGATTGGGCAAGACTTAGTAAGGTTGATTTCTTTGCAACGCCAAAGCAGTTGGCGGTTGGCGGTGCTGAAATGAATAGGCAGATCGTTGGCGATTATAAGGTTGAAAGAGTTGTTCAAGATGTTATGAACGAAATCAAAGTTCTTTCTACTTCGCCAAATGGAGAAGTCTTTGTTGCTGGTCATACAAATTATGCTTCTCTTAATGATCCTGATTCGCCAGGCTTTATAGGATATCGTAAGCCTTTCTTGCAGATGGACGGTATATTTGGTAGCGCAGATACAGTGAAGTGGATTGTCAAGAATTACACCAGAATGTTTATCCCTCCAATAAAGGTTTCTTTCAAAGCAATTGGAAGAAATAAGCTAAAGGCTCTTGATGTTATTACATTTCAGCCTCTTGGTTCAAGAGAGAAACAACCTCTTGTTATAAGTTCGATAAAGAGCGAGGTTGACGCTTCAAAGAATACATGGTATCAAGATTTTGAATGCTTATGGCTCTTCCCAAGACAAGATATTCAATGGGGTAATACTAACGAAATTGGATTGGGTATTGATGGCTCTATAAACAATAATATACAGGGAGGATAAGATGTCAAAGAATCAAGCAACAGGCGTATTCAATAAAGTTCGCAATGAGATTAAGAAGGATAGAAATTCTTCTGAGAACTTTCTTGCAATTAGGAATAGCCGACAAGGTTATAGAGGAATGGGTTTGTATCAGCTTTCTCGTAGTACGGCAGCAGAAGGCGTTATGATTGTTGGCGTTACGAGGGGCGGAAGAGTCGGAGCATAAATAGATGGCAGGTTCAACTCCATTTTACGGTTTAGCTTATTTTACCTATGGCGACGACCTTGGCGACGGTATCAATGTCCAAAAAGAGATTGACCGTTTTCTTGTCATTGATAAGCAGCTTTATGGTTTGTACTCTGTCTTTGGTAACGGAGTCATAAGCGGTTGGACCATTACGGAAAGAGACAACATAGGTAGCAATACCATCGCTGTTGATATAACACCTGGCTTAGGTATTATTTCTTCGCTTGCTGTTCAAACCGAATCCACAGGAGAAGTTTTGGATTTGCCTCCTGGCGAAACATTTGATATCTATGCCATACTTACAAGCGGAACAGTTCGTTCAAGAAGAGTTGACTTTGTATGGAGTAGAAGCCTTCCTTCTAGAAACGCCATTAGACTTGCAAGGGTTACAACGGGCGAGACAGGCATAACAAGTATTGATCTGAACTTTAGAGAAGAAATAAGCTTTCTTGAGTTCATTAAAGACGAGGTTGCAAAGCATAAGCATAGAGGAACTCCAAGCAAGATTGATTTGCAGACCGAAACTCGTAATCAGCTTCCAGGCGCTAGGCTTGAAGACTTTGACGCTTCAAAAGTCAACAGCGGAAGACTCTCTCCAGAAAGAGTGCCGCAGCTTGACCATAATGACTTAGAGAACAATGGTCTTCTAACGCATGCCGCTCTCGATTCTTTTACAAGATTGATAAGTTCTGGAAATAGACAGCTTCTTGGCGAGATTGGTTCTGTTAATACAATGAAGCTTATTACGGCTCAGCACTATCTTGCGAATAGCATGAATCTGAACCTTAGCGATCTTGTTGATTTCCCAAATCTTCATGTTTGTTATCCTGGTATTACGCCAGACGCAGGCATTGACTTTGACGCCACTACAGCGAATGTAAGTCTTGATACTCATTGTATATCTGGAAAGCCAGTTCAAGACGGTTCGATTATTTCTATTTACTGGGCTTCTAATCCTGCTTTCTTCACGGCAACTGACAGACAGAATGTAACAATTGCAAGAGATACTGTTACTCTAACAAGAGGCGGTAGCAGTTCAACCCAAGTTGAAGACTTTGAGCAAGTTCCTAGGGCTGGCGTACCTATTCCTGGTTTTACAACGCAAGTTGAGATAACGACAGATAAGATAGGCGTAACTTCAGAAGACTCTTCTGCTTTGCGAACTCAAGGCTTTTATAGCGGCAAGTTTGAAACAGAAAGAGACTCTAGGATCATTTACAAGAGAGTTCTAACGCAGAATAGAGATTGGAGTTTGTATGACGAACTCATCCTTGATGTAAAGAGCTTGTCTATATCTCATGGCGCTGTCTATATGTACTTTGTCAATGGCGAAGGAGATACAAAGAAGCAGTCGCAGTCTTACCTCGTTCTTGGTCCTGACGAGATAACAGATAACGTTGACCCCGTATTCAATGGTTTTGAGAGGCGAGTTTTTGACATTTCGGAAGAAGACAAGAATGACATTAGAGAAGTTGTCTTTTATACCGACGATACTGTTACAAAGCATGTCTTCTGGGTTGACAATATATTCCTTCGCAACCAGAGCTTGTTCCCTCCTAGCGGATTGATTAGGTTTAGGTACTCTAGCGGAGTTCCTGTTGTATTTAGCGCTATTAACTATGACGCTCTTATTCCAGAGGATTGCGACGTAAGGGTTAGAGTTAGGGTTGCGAACTCTCCGTCTTTGCTCAATAGAGCGATATATACTCCTGTTCTAAGATCGGGAGACGTATTTTCTCTTTATGGAACTGACGCAGAAATAGAAGTTGTTTTAGTTTCTAATCCAGATAGAACTTTTACGCCGACGTTACAGAGTCTTGAGTTGCAGCTTGTTGTCAGTTCCAACATAACTGGCTTTACTATATCTACTGCTCAGGATTGGGACAGAGGCTCTTATATCAATCAAAAGCAAACCGTTGACGAGTTCAACCCATTCTACTCAAAGATTGTTTTGCAAGAACCTATTTCAGTAGGTGATATTTACTACATTTATCAAAATGGCGTTAACGAAAACGATCCTGAAGGAACGGCTGTTTATGGTTTCAGAGGTCTTTTGTTTAGAACGTTACTATCTCCGCAACAGTCGATTGATATAGCTTCGCCAGATTTTTCGCCAGGATTCAATAATCCATTTTCTGTTTACAGACTTGAGACTAGAAACTTCATTATTGCAGATACGAAGAATGATAGAGTCATAGAGGTAACTCCTGCTGGAGAGTTTGTTAGAGGCGTTGGAGGACATAATGTTAGCGACTCCTCTTCGTTCTATCCTCTTACTGCTGTTTACAATCAAAGAAAGGGTGTTTTGACCATTGCGTTTAGTCAAGACATTGATCCTACTAAGGTTGATATAACCAAAATAAGGCTCTGGATAGGTTCTGCAAGTATTCTTTTTGGCGAGCAAGACGAGATTCTTGACTCTGGTAAGAGTCCTAAGTTGCTTGAAATAAGCATTACAAACGATAAGGTAGAACAACTTCAAGACCCTAACTTTGATGTGTATGTAGACCTTCTCTCGGGTTTCTTACCAACTCCATTTGTCTATCCTGATAGCGCAAGACGACTAATCACGAATAGAGGCCTTTTGGTTTTCATAGGCGATTTCGTTTACATGAACGATATTAAGAGACCTGTCTTTGCAAATGTAACAAGTAGCGGAACTTGGATGATTTGTAATTCCAAGGTAGAAGAGGAAGAGATTGATACTGGTACGACTACAAATCTTACATTGAAAGTTGGAGATAGTACGACGTTTACGGTCGAGGTTGACCCTCCTGGCGACGGTTTTGAACTTCGTTGGGAAAGAAATGTTCCTGCTGCAATACAAGATATTGTTAGCTTTGAGGCTCCTTTACCAGGAAATGTTGCAACAGTTAGTCTAAACTCTCCCAATGATACTCAAATAAGAACATGGCAGTTGGTCTTTACTGCTGTTTATATACAGACAGATACAGGTGAGACAATAGCAACAACTACCAATACGCTTATATTGAACATTATTGCAGCCGACGACGGTAGCGGAACAGACACTCCAGAAGAGGCTCCGTCTTTGGTTGAAATCAACTTCAATAATGAAGAGGTCATATTCAGCTATAATGCGTTGACATTCTCTGATTTTACTTTGGGGTCGGTCTATGAGATAGACTCTGAAAAAATTCTTGTGAGTGGTCTGGTTCAAGAGTCAGACCCTTTACCTGCTCCAGACGGCGGCGATGGTGTTGAAACTTATGAACAGCAAGCCATAAGAAAGTTGGCAAACTATAGGGGTAAGACAATCATTCTGAGCAGAAGAGATAAGTCTATCAGTTTTGAGTATTTTGCTTCTGATAATGCTTACCCTTCGGACGCTGTTTTGGACGACAATACTAATGTTGTTATCGCAGAAACATCGTTTATTGGAAACGCAGGTAGGGTAATCAAGGTTGATTCTGACGGTAACATTGTTTGGCAGGTAAGCGGAGGCCTTTTCAGCAAAGTAAACGATGTAAGGGCCAAGTTTACAGGCGATGTTATTGTTAGCACATGACCCCAATTGAGTACATAGCGTTTTTCAACGAAACAGGATATGGGCAAGCAGCGTTTGACGTTGTTTCTGCTCTCCTTGAAACTAAGCAGTATGATATTAGGGTTGTTCCTCTGAATGGTAGCCTTTCAAAGCAATCGTTCAGTAAAAAGTCATTGTCTATACTTGATCCTTTGTTTAGAAAGTTGCCAAATCCTAGAGCAACGCAGGTTTACCACTGTATTCCTCCTATGCAAATGAGGATACCAAGAACTTATAAGTCTATTGGTTTTGCAACTTTTGAGACGTTTGAGCCTCCAGAAAAATGGGTTGAACTTCTTAATAGGCTTGACGCTATTGCTTGTCCGTCGCAGTTTAATTACAAGATATTTGCTCATGCCGGTATTTACAAACCTATGTTTTACCTACCTCATACTTTCAATAGTGAAAACTGGCATAAAGATGTAATACCTCTTGACAAACATGATAAGTATACTTTCTTGTTTGTTGGGACATGGAAAAAGAGAAAAGGATGGCAGGAGCTTATCGAGGCTTTTTGTAGAGAGTTTTCGTCTTCTGACAATGTTCAGCTTCTCATAAAAACAGACAAGACTCAGCTTGCAACGCAAGAAGTTGCAAAAATTAAGACAACTCTTGGCTTAAAGAAGGAATTCGCTCCCATTTTGTTTGAAAGAAGAATATTCGACGACTCTTATTTACCGTCCTTCTATAAGTCAGCCAACTGTTTAGTTATGCCAACTTTAGGCGAAGGATTTGGCCTTCCTGGATTGCAATGTATGGCTATCAAAGTGCCAATCATTATAACAAATTTTTCAGGATGTCAGGACTATGCTTCAGAGGACAGATGCACCCTTATCGAGCCTTCGGGTTTTATGCTTCATTCTAATATGGATAACATCGTTCAGTTTTCCAATAAGAAGTGGCCCCGAATAACGATTCAATCAGTTCAGGACGCTATGAGAAGGGTTTATTCAAATCAAGACGAGACTATGGGAAAAGCAGATAGGGCATATGACTATGTTCATAATAACTTTACATATAGGGTTGCTGCCGATGCTTTTGGAAAGATAATGGAGAATATTTACCGTGTCCGCTAAACTTAAATTACAACCTTTCAGCGCTCCAATAGCAGAAACAAAGGCTATTGCTTTTGTTGTTTCTGGCCTTGTTCCTTCAAAGACTTACCGAATAGGATTTGAGAATGCTACGTTCGGTAGAGTATTGAAGCCTAATACATTGTCTAGCGGAAGTGTTGTTGGCGACAAGATTATTGTTGGTTCTGTGTCTGAAGTCACAGGAAGAGTGGACCTTGCTCTTTCTGAAGCCGATGCCGCAAGCGTTATCTCTGTTTATGCAAATGTAGAAGAAAAATCAGAATCCGGTATTTGGCGATTGTCAGATATCGCAGCGTTTGCTTTTCAGGTTCAAAGTTCAAAAGTAAAAAGCACTGGAGACAGAATTTCTGTGTATCCGCCTTTTATTGGTTTGCAAGAGAAAGCAACAATCAAGGTTCATACTCAGCCAAACTCAAGTCTTCATGTTATCGTAAATGATAAGAAGTTTATCGTTAAATCGAACTATAGCGGAGAGGGTTCGATTTCGTTTAGAGCGATAGATGTTTTAACCGGATCTTCTGCTTCTTCGGGAACGTTGCAAAAGTTCCCAATTAGGTATTCAAAGTCTGCTGATAAGCATGCTGAAACGTATGACTCTGGTTCTTTTATTCACTTTGTTCCTGAAGAGATGAAAGCTCTTCAAGCAACTAATGACTCAGAGGCTCCTGAATGCGCGATTCTTGATCCCATACCTGGTCAGGGTTTGAAGCTTGAAAAACTTGATGACTTTTGCGTTGACGGAGCCGTTGTTGGTTCAATGTCTATATTTGACGACGAATCAGCGTTTTACAATTCAAAGATAGGATTTTGTTCCGAGTTGAAAGAGGTTTATCCTGTAGATAACGATTCTGTATGTAGGATTTACAATTCAACTTCTTCAACATCATTGTCTAATGGATCTGGTCTTGTTGTCTTTAGTTCTCAAGAAACTTTTGAGAGTGACGAGAATGCTTTTCCAACTCTTTCTAGTAGAGTCTTTATTGCTAATTTGCCAAGTTCTTTGAAGTACAATGGCAATCCTGTTAGGGACGGTTCTATTCTTAAGCCACCAAAGTTCTACCACACAGCAATTCCGAGCGGAGTCGCTGTTGATCAGAAGTATGGTATTACGTTTAGAGTTGATGATGGTACTGTTTTTGAAATACAGTATACCACTATTTTGGGAACTCTTTCTGAGCTTATAACTTCGTTTGTTGAGCTAATCAATAATGACCTAAGATGTAGGCTTTATTCGATCAAGGCTGTTGACCAGGGTGATTTTATAGAAATCAAGTCTGATACAAGATTTACTATCAGATCGGATGTTTACACTGGTAGCGGAACTCTTGAGGTTCAGTTAAAGAGCAATAAGACTCTTGAATTATTAGTTGATTCTTCTGCTATAAAGGATTTAGGCAATACTGTTGTTTTCTTGACGCCTAAGGTCGGTTATCAGTTCCATGAAATATCTAGCAGGGACATGGTAAACAATCTTATAAGAATAGAAGTTCCTGATGGATTCAATAATGATATTGGTCCAAACATTTATGAAAGTATATATTGTCAGAAGTTTGTTATTGTTGATTCAACAAAAGAACTTCCAGAAAATGACTTAATTGAAGTCAATCCTTTGCCTTATGTTTATGACATATTCAATAGAGAGGTTAGTTGCGCTTACCCTGTTATAGCTTCTAGAAAGATTGAAGATACAGGAGAGGAAATAGCTTACGTTGTTTGTCAAGCTCCTGTTGACGGAATCTATCAGCTATTCTATTACTCATTTAGAGTTGGTCAGTCTGTTGAGAATAATCAATGGAAGCAACTAACTCAACTTGGCGAGAACAAGAATGCTAAGATAAAATGCGATAGCGTTGGAAATCTGCATATTGTTTGGGAATCAGACAGGATTGGTCCAACTCAGTTGTATTACTCAGTTCTTGGGCCGTCCGCTAAACCAGTCAATAATCAGATTTTGATGTCTATACTTGATAAGAATGTTCTTTCTGGAGCAGACGTTGATTTGTATTCTATTACAGAGCCAACAGTTAAACTTCAGAGTCCATTTTCTAGAATGATAGCAAATGATGGTAAAGTTTCTGTTTACGACAGAAGCTATGTTGCTATAGAAGGAGATTGTTCTAAAGATACTGCTATGGCTTATTACTCTCTTTCCAAAGACGAGTTTGGAAATGATTTTCCTGCGAATTTTGCGCAGCTTAGCTATCAGGTTTCTTTTGACCTTTGGATGCCATACTTATCAACTGGTGTTCTTACAGATAAAGAAATAGCAGCAAAGTTTGCAGAATGGAAGAGCGGATTTGCCCCAGCAGGCAATTACAAGTATTCTAAGAATAAGAATCTTTACACTATAGATTTTTATGAGGCTTTTTATGAGAATTTCATACCAGTATGCGGGGCTTTTAAGCTTGACGGTTCAAGCATAGAAATAAATAGCGGAGGAGCAGTTGTTGATGATGTTCCTCATAGACAGTCCCTTGTTTATACATCGTATGACGAGAGAATGTCTCTTGCTAATCCTGCAAATGTAAAGCACTGGATGCTTGCTATTATTCCAGAGAAAATTAGATTCAAGGCTAAGAATACAGAAACATTTGCTCAGTTTTGCGAAAGAAACGAACTTGAGCTATCTGATTGTGAAGGCTTTACAAACGAAATAGAATACGAGCTAAATACAGGTAGATATAAGCTTGCTTTATTGTTAGCTACATGCGAAAACGAATCAACAGGTCAAGTTGCTAAGAAGACATATCTTATCAAGAGATTGCTTGATGGATATGTTGATTTCTCAACTGCTGAAAAGGTTAAGATTTCTGTCCATTATGCGAAAGCTGGAAGCGATCATATCAATGGCGTTATGAAGAGAGATAGAGAAGCTTTTGCTAATGAATATAGATATTACGGAGATATCGTTGTTTCTCTAAACAACAAGATTATTTGCGCTTCTAGTTTCTTGGCTGATTTTTCTGATCAGATTAGAAAGTTTGATATTGCCTTGGGTATTCCTCCTGGATCAGGTTTTTCAATTAATGAGTCAACACCTTATAAGGGCAATATGTATGAGAGCGGAAATGTAAAGCAGATTTTTGCAAACCTATCTATAAGTCCGCATACTCTAGTCCTTGATCCTTCATACATTGATTTTAGCGAGTTTGAAAGAGATGTAGCGCAGATGGTTGTTCCAGATGTTGTTAAAAACATACTTTCAAATGGTTCGTTTGAAGAAACGGTTATGCCTTATCAGGATTCGTTGCCTCTATATGATGGTTACGAATCTGTAACTGGATGGACGGTTGGTTATGGCGCTTTGTATAGAAGAACGCCAACGGTTATTCCAAATACAGAAATTGGCTTTAGCGCTTCTGATAGAACAAGTTGGATGGAACTTACTGGCTTGTCTTCTCCGACAGTTCAAAGAGGATTTATAACAAACTCTTTTGCAACAACCGTTGGAAAGAGGTATTGGGTTTTCTTTGACCTAGCAAATCAGCCAGAAAGTTATGTTCAAGGAAGTTCTGTTACCAAAAAAGTCAAAGCAACTCTTGGAGCAACGTCAAAGACTTTTTCTACTACAATAAACGCAACAGGCCCTTCTGCGATGAATTGGAAAACAGTTTCCATGAGTTTTGTTGCAACTTCAATAACTACAACTATAAAGCTTGAAAATGCGTCTAATCAGTTTAACGATGGAAGAGATGTTCAGTATGGTCCTCAAATAGACGCTGTAATGGTTATAGCGGAAGAAGATCTAAATGACGAACTTGATTCGTTTACAACAGCAGAAAGTCTTCTTGTTGATCAACCTGAGTTTGATCTAAATTACAGCCTCAATGTAACAAACAATTTTACCCAAATACCAATAACGCTTTCTAATGATTACCAAAATAAGAGCGCCGATCTCTTTGTAGACAAGATTGATAAGATTCATGTTGCTTGGCAGTCGAATAGAGATGGTTATTGGAACGTCTATTATGGCGGTTCAAGACTTAGAAATAATCCGTTTAGATTTGATACAAAGATATCTGATTCAAAAAGCAATAGCGTCAATCCGTCAGTTTGCGTAGACGGAGTTGGCAGAAGACTTATTGCATGGCAAGACGCTAGAAACGGTAAGTATCAAATCTATGCGGCGATGTCTAAGGTTGCAGATCAAATGCTTGTTGACCGTTGCAAACAAGACGAGGTAGACGAGTTCTTGTATAAATGGAATTCGTCTATAGATCCTTATTATGATACCGATGTCTTGCCGATTAGTCAACTCAATTGTGCTGTTGAGTTTACTTTCCTTGCTCCAGAAACAAGTCTATTCCATTTCAATATTAGCTTTTACGAAGATAAAGATTACTCCGTTTTGTACAAGAGAATATCTTCTAAAGAATCTATAAACGGATGGAGAGTTGATAATAAGCAAATATCTTACAATGGTTTATCAGCTATTGATGAAACACAATATCTTGTTTCTTATACTCCATCTAGCGAAGACAATATAACTGGAAGAGTTTTATATGCTGTTGTTGAGTATGAAATCAACTCAAACATTATTGACGTTGTTGCGTCACAGAATGTTGCTATTTTGCTACCATATTCTGGCCTTAATTTGAGAACTGGTAGACTCGAAAAATCAAACGAGGTTAGAGCGATTCTTGAGTTTGAGGATGAATCTCCAGTTGAGGTGGCTGCTCAGGATTTGGCGTCTCTCAACACAAGCGGATATAGTGGTGTTTCTTTTGCTGGCTCTTTAACTGAGTTACCAGGTGTAGAAATCGGACAAAAAGTAAGAAGCGTTTTGTTGCATTTTGATCCCGAAGGTTCAGAAGGAAGCGTAACTGCAAAAGTCAAGTTCAATTCTCCAATATTAGCATTGTTTGTTTCAGGCTCTAAGCTTGGATCTACAAATTCCATATTTGGTCATCCTGGTGTTACCTATCCTGGTGCGGGTGTTGAAAATAATGATACCATCACTGTATCCGCAGATAGAAAGACTCTTGATTTGTTCTTGTATACGAATCCTGTTATAGACCAGATAAGGGTTATTTTGCTTGATAATACTTCAGTTGTTGGAGAGAATCAGTTTGTTTATTACTGTCCATCGAAGCAGTCTTCTCGATGCGATGTAAGTTGTTCATTCTCAAATAATTCGGAGGTTGCTGAAGATATTCATTTTAGAGTAAGTTTTTACGCTGATCCTGAAAAGACAAATCTTGTTATGTCGTCATTTACAAAGACTGACACTCTTAATTGGTTCTCTTCGTCTTCGTCATTCCCTTCAAATGGTGTTAGTGTAGAACCTGGCCAATCTATAAGCGTTATTTATTCGCCAGAAATATTGCCATTTGAGTTTTACGAATCGCAGACAAAAACAACTCTAACTCCTTCGAGTATTGTTAGACAACCGTTGCTTTGTGGCATTCCTTATAGAGTTGTTATTGAAAGCTATAGGAATGGAAGCTTCTTTGTTGAGTCAGAATACGAGCTTCTATGTCCTTGCGAAAAGACTGCTTCTGATTTTTGGAAGACTGATTATGATTCTCAGAACTGGCTTTCAAGCGGTCAAGGTTTTGAAGATTTTAGGATTTCTCTCGCAGATGGTAATTGTCTTTTCCCGAAGATATCTGTAACAGAGAATGATATTTTCTATGTTATATGGCAAGACTTTAGATATGCAAGATTGCTGGATAGCCAGTCTCCATCTTCTCCTGACTATTTCATGGCTCTTTATGATGCTGAGAATGATAATTTCCAGTGTTCTGGTCAAGGTGGATATGATAGAAGATTGACATATTTCTCTGAAACTGAAAAGTATTTGTATGATGCTTCTGTTTTCATTGATCCATTTCAGAATATCAATCTAACTCTTCATGACGGAAAGAAGGTTTATAATCAGTCATGCAGTTTGGGTTGTAAGTTTACCGCAAAGAATAAGGACTTGATTTTGCCTTGTATGTTTACGGACGAAACCGATCCATCCTTCTTTGTTGTTGGCGGAGCGCCAGATAGAACGGTTGATCAATATCAGAAGGTTAGAATATCTCCAGGAAGTGTTGCGTATTCAACATACCTTGATGTTAATACTCCAATACCAGTTGTAACAGATTGCTTTGTTGAACTTGATATAATAGGAGTTCCTGGAACTTATGCTTATAGACTTAGAAATGAAACTGACGAAGATTGGTCTGAATGGATTCCTATTGGGCCTGATCTTCCAGAGCAAACTCAGAAAGATACGGCTGCAACTCCTGCTGAAAGAGATTTCTTTAGAGCGTACTTCGTCGAAAGAAATAGATTTGTAGCTCCTTGGGTTGCTTCTTCAGGTAATGGTGTTAAGAGAATTTGTTGTGAGGTTTTGACCTTCTTTGGTAAGACTGAATCATTCTGTGTTGACTTCATGGCTTTGTATGATTCTTTTGAATACAAGATAGACTTGTTCTTTGATGAAGATTTTTCTCAGCCAGTTCCTAAGTTTAAGAGTTATCCTGTTGTAAGTAAATCAAAAACAGAAAGCGTTATAGATGATAGCAACCTTTCTTCTATATCTGATGATATAACTGAGGTTTCTACAATATATGCTAGAATCGAGTTTAGAGATAAGCAGAAGATTGCTTTACTAGAAAGATTGAAGTCTGTTGAAAGACTTGGGCTTTCGTCAAGTATTCTTATGAACGTTTATCAGCAAGGTATTAATGATCAAACTGGCATTGTTGTTGAGAAAATAAGAGATGGAGTATATAGAGCGTCGTTTAGTGTATTTGCGGATGATGGTATCATAAACATTGACGGTATTGGCATTATAACGCTTGACATACCTGGTCAGTGTGGTTCTTCTGATTCGATAACAAGATCTATATCTCTGACAACAAGCGGAACTCTTGATCAAAGCGTATCAATTTTCAACAACTTTACTGTTTTCAGAGAAAAGTATACAGCTAGCGACGTAAAGGGTTCTTTTGGTAATCCTGATTACTATAAGACAAGAAAGTTTGGTATAGGCGAATCTTCAGATTGGTTTGGAGGTGGACCTGGCCCTATAAATAACAATATTGGTTATGAAGGAAGCGGAAGCCCAGACGGAGGCGGTTCAGGAGGTAATGGTGGTGGAAGCTCAGGAGGCGGAAGCTCAGGAGGCGGAAGCTCAGGAGGCTCTGGTTGATTTTAGATGGTTGATAATGTAGAGCTTAAGACGATATTGAACTAAGGAGTCTTGAATGGCAAGTGGCGAACTAAAATATGTTTTCGGTTCCTCAAGTGAGGGCGAAGAACTTTTTGACAAAGGAAGTCTTTCCTTAGGCTCGTTTGTTCAAAATACAACGTTCTCTTTTTATGTTTTCATTGTTAATAAAGATTCGTCTGCTCCTGTATTTATACCGTCAGATGGTATGAAGATTGATGGATCTGGAACTTCTGAGAAGATATTTGGTTTCAAAAAATATGGAGCAGTTTATAGCGTAAATGAAGATGAAGTTATTGAATTGCCTTACGATATATTACCGCAAGAAGGTATATTTGTAAAAATAGACATAGATACGTCTGTTGTTGGTAACAAGAGCGTAAGCATAACGGTCATTTCAAATGATGCAACTAATCCCGAATTCAAATATTCGTTTTTCTTTTCAGTTACTGCTCCTTCTGTTTCTTATCCTGATATAGCTATTCTTTATAGCGCAGGTAGCATTCAGCAGCAATCATCTATTGATGTTGGTAAGTTTGCTCAAGAGAGTGTTGGTCTTGTGAATTTTCAAATATATAATTATGCAATTCCTACATTGACTATTCCTCAAGGAGGCATTAGTGTAACTTCTATACAAGGAGATGAAACCGTTATTACAGATCCTTCAGAATCTTCAGCGGTTAATCTGTCTTTCAACTCTAATACAACGCTTACTGTTTCTTTGGATACAGCTTCTTTGGGTCAAAAATCATTTGTTGTTGTTATTACATCAAACGATCCTGACGAGAATCCATTTGTATTTACTGTTATATATGAGATTGCTAAGCCATTTAGCTTAGAAGTCCAGCAGTCTTCAAATGAAGTATTTGATGGGGATGCAGTTAATCTTGGATCTTTCAATCATAAGAGCGTAATCAATAAGACAATTACTCTTGAAAATGGTGGTATTTCTTATGGTATTCGGGTAACAAATATACTTGTTGAAGGAAGCGCTATCCTCGTAGGTTTGCCTTCTCTTCCTTTTGTTTTAGAACCTAATAATGGAAATTCAGTTCAGTTTACTACTAGATTTGATTCTTCAGTTTTAGGTAAAAGGAATGCATCTCTAAGAATACAATGGGAAGTTTCTGCATAAGGATTTAGTTTATGGCAGGCCCTAATTATAACTCATTTGCTGAAGCCCTAGATCTCTTGACAACAAAAGAGGGAGAGACCTGGAGCAATGTTACTGATAGTCTCGGCGAGAATCCTCTCAATGATGTTTGGGCTTCTACACAGTCCGAGAAAGAGTCTTTTACAACAGAACATATTGCATATAATTTCAAAAATATAGAAATTGCTGAGTTTCTAGCGACGTATCCAGCAATCGCTGCTTTGAAGTTTAAGGTGAAGTATTCTTTCGATTGCACTAAAGGCGGAGGAGCTTCTATTTCTTTGCAGCCTTATGTTGCAATTGACGGAGGAGACCTTGAGCTAAATTCTCAAATCGTTAACGGAATTACAAACGACGATAGTGAAGGCTCAATTAATACGGCAGTAGTTTCTTTTTACTTGAATAACATACCTGTTGATGAAAAGTTATCTTCAGACAAATTTGATTTTGTCCTGTCTTTTGACGGAACCAATCCTTTGCAGGAAACTGTTGAAATACGAGTATATTCAATTGAGATTGAGATAGTGAATTCTACAGAAGTTGGCTATCTACTTGCCGTAACTGAATCTGGTTTCGTTATGGAAGATAAAGATTCGACCTCTTTACCTGATATTATCAATCAGCCAGGTGGAGATAAGTTTTACCTTTACAACGTTGGTGATGCGAAAGTAATTATACCGCAAGGCGGAATTTCATCAGAAAAGGGATATATTACATTTGAGTCCGAATCGTGGCCTACAGTTGTTACTGAAATTCCGAAAGGCGAATTTCTCCCAGTATCATTTGAGTATTTTTCACAAACTCAAGGCTCTAATGAGGATACAGTATCTGTTGAAAGCGATGCACTGATAAGCCAGTTTACTTTTAGTTATCAATTTTCAGTAACATCAACTGGCCAAGATTTGTTTTCAACTATTACTCCTTCCTATCAAAACAACGTGATAGGCGAAGGATCGTCTTTTTCTCTGTCTTCATTCCCGATTGGCGTTACAACAGTTGTTACCGTTAGGGTTTATAATACAGGAACAAGTTCGCTAATAATATCGTCAGTTACTATTGGCGAAGACGGTAATCTTTCTTCGGGTTCTATTGGGCCTGGGATTGTTATACCGCCATCGTTTTATGGTAATATCAATATCAACCTATCAACCAATGTTGAAGGCAGCAAATCTGTTAGTGTTCAAATAGTTTCTAATAGCAGAACTAACTCTGTTTACAATTTTACTCTTACTTATGCTGTTCTGCAACAATCCAAGATTGAGTTTAGCGAAGGCTTTTCTTCTGGGTCTTCTAATTCGGTTCTTGTTGACGGTCAGGAAACGGATTTTGGAACTGTTGAAAGAGACCGTCCATTGTCAAGATATTTTGTGTTGAAGAATTCAGGTATTTACAAGAGTTTGATTATAAATTCTGTTTCTTCTTCTTCTCCTAGCATGCCACTATCAGGCCTTCCGTCGTTTCCGTATACTCTTATTCCTAATAATGGTAATGCTATGACTTTTTCTGTATCATTTGAAACTTCGGAAGTTGGTTTGAAGGAAGGTATTCTTTCTATTGATTATGTAGAAGGCTCTGTGTATACTCCGCCAACATCAAGTCCTCCATCGGTTATAACCGATCCTGGTGATATTATTCCAATTGGGCCAGGAGGAGTATAATTGTCAACTTTATCTGTAACATATACATGGTCGGTTCCTGATACATTTGATTTGAGTTTCGAATGGAGAATTATTGTTCAGTCAACCCCTTCTTCGATTCCGACAATTCTAACTTCTGGTTCACAGAATGCTATCAATAGGCCAACACTTATTTATCCAAATGGCGGAGAAGATATTCTTACAAGAGAAATAGAGGTTTCATGGCAAGAACCGTCTCCTCCTTCTACAGATAATTTGGAAGTTTGGTACGAGATTTACTTCACAGAGAATTATGATTATATGACAGAACCGGATTGGAAGATGATTGCTTCTGTTCCGTCTGGAATAGGTAAGTTTTTGTGGAAAGTTGGAAACAGCATTAAGAGTCAGAATGTTAGAGTTGGTGTTAGGGCTGTTAATAGTAGAGGAGAGAGAAGTACCATGTCTATTTCTGCGGCTTCTTTCTCAATAAGGAAAGCGCAGCCTGTTACTCCAACAGTTCTTTCTCCTATTCCTGGTGCTAGATACGGTTCAACAGTCAAGTTTATTTTTGATGACTCTGGTATTATGAATGGCTTTACTCAAAGAGCTAAGTATTACATTTATTTCAGTTCATTAAAAGCTCAAATTCCTTACACTCCTGTTGCGCAAAGAATGCCAGTTGGTGCAGGCCCTATTGTTTGGGACACTTCGCTATTACCTCCTTCAGACGACTATGTTTTAACTATCTATCTAGCTGATGACGATGGAAACAAATCGCAAGAAATTAACGTTAGAGATGTGTCTATTATTCAAGAAGGCTTTTTCTTGATAGATACGAAGCCACCAAGCGGCTATATACAAATCAACGACTCTGAACAGTTTACAAGGAATGAGAACGTTTCTGTTAAGATGTATGCATATGATGAGGTTACAGGTGTTCATTCTATGCAGTTTATAGAAGAGGCAGAAGAAGATATTGTTGGACCTCCAGAATCATTTGCGAACGTAAAGTATTGGGCGCTAACAGAGGATGACGGCGTTAAGACTTTGAAAGTTAAGTTCCAGGATTTTGGCGCTAATAGAACTAGCTCTGAAACAAGAAGCTTTAGAGTTTTGTTTGAAATTGACAATAACGATATTGCTGATATTGTTTCGCAAAATGCTGATACTGTCTGGCTTGCTCAGAACGGTAGCCAACCTTCTATTCATAGATTTAACCCCAATGGCTCTTTCATAACATATGTCAATGAACAAATTAATTGCTTAGCGGTTTACGGTGATATATTGTATGCTTCGGCTCAAACAAGCGATAGTACCGCTTTGGTCTATAGATGGACAGGCTTTGTATTAGAGGAAGTTTTCAGTCTAAGCGAAATTGATTCTGAGATTTTGGCGATGCACCAGTTTAGGGATAAGCTGTTTTTTGGATGCAAAAATGGAAGTCTCTATCATTATGACGGAACAAATGTAACGTATATCAAGAACTTTGGGTCTCAATTGTATAGGTTGTACTCAGATAATTCATTGCTTTACATTGTTCCCAGAAATTCCAAGAGGATACATATTTACGACGGACAATCATTCCTAGAGGTCACTGTATGAGCTTGTTCTCTCAAAAAACGATTTCAGGTACTTATAATTTGACTTCGACGGATAAGGCTCTCTATGAGCCAATTGATGATTCTGCGCTTAGAATTCAGTTCGCAAAGAGCGAAAACTCGGTAACTCCATTTGTTTCTGCAAAGTTTTGCGTTCTGACTGTCGAGGGCATTAAGGTTTTGGCGGGCGTTTTTATTGATTCGTCAGGAACGGAGTCTACTCTTGTCCAGATACCGTTGGTTGGGCAACCTATATCAGAGCTAGTAAGGTCATTGAATACCTATGTTGAGGTTTTTGCAGAATCTGTTAATTCTTTCGATTATTTGTCTTCAATGCTTCTTAAGGATACAGCTTTTACATCAGTTTCTGGAACTTGGGCATATTTTTCCGCAGAAACAACAAACATTAACTCAACGTTTTCAACTCTATCAACTGATATTACATATCATCTAACAAGTGCAGAGCCAGTGTCTTTGCAAAATAATTACACTCAGTCTCTGGGAGGTTATGTTAGTACAAATGAACTTTATAGAGGAGTTGCTTTATTGTCTTCGGTTTCCATATATGACAAGATACTGTATCTTGGACAGTCCGTAAGTGACGGCTTTTCAATAGTTGATTTACAGAAGAGCGAATATGTTCAAATAGGCGAAGAAATCATAAGAATTAGTAAGTGGTCTAGTAATGTTGGTTATATAGCGGAAAGAAATGCATATAATACTCCTCTGAGAAGTCACTCAAAGGGGTCTATTGTTCGGGAAATATTGAAGAATGATTTCTTTGATTTGAACTTTAGTCCTGAAAGAAAGCAGTATAGATGCATTGCTATCAAAAATGAACATGCTGAGGATATTGCTAAAGACATGAAGGTTTTCTTTAAGATAAACAGTAGAAATAACTTATCCACTGTTAGACTTGCTATTGAGGCTCCAAATAGCGATTATTATTCAGGAACTTCTACGTCTACTGGTATAACTGCATTTGCTGTTGCTGATTTAGCTGGAGTTTACGAAGACAATCATTTTGTAGCCGCTCCTATTGTTTTCATATCAGGTAATAACAATGGACAAAAGAGACTTGTTAAGTCCTTTACAGCAAGTAGTGGAACAATAGAAATTGACGAGAGATTGCCAAATTCTATTTCAATTGGTGATCAGTTCTATATAGATACGGCTCCTTCGCATAGAACAAAATCAGGAACGAAAGCTCCAAACGGTTCTAATGTTTCTGAGTTTTTTGACGCCAACAATGAAACAACAGCAGTTTCAATTAATGTCTTAGGTAATCGAACGAGCGGTAAAGATCTAAAACCTAATGAGGTTATTTATGTTTGGATTGAACGATCTATTTCTGAGTCAAATGACGAGTTCTTGAACAACAGATTTTCTCTAAGCGTTATTTATAGCAAGGTGTAATATGGAAACAGTCAATCTAAACATACTAGCAACAGATTATAACAGGCTTCTTATTGGAGACTATGTTAAGTTTTTCATGAAGTTTGAATCTGCTCCTATTATTGATGAGATTAGCGAACAAACTTTACAGTTGTTTGGTGATAGATTTCCTTTCATAGAGAGAGCAGAAAACGGTAATGGTCTTAGAATGCGACCAAAATCGTCAATGTCGCTTCCTTTGCTGCTTAGTAACAATACAGAGTTTTCAATCGGTTTTTGGCTAAGGTCTTTTTGGATTTCGCCAACCGTAAGCCCTCTTACTAATCTTACTGTTTACTATAGAATGGCACTGTTTGATAAGTCTGAGTTTTTGTATACAAGTTCAACCGGGTATGTAACATCAAGTAACGGCACTTTTGTCATATATGAAGAAAGTAGAGAAGACGGCTTCAATGTTATGAAGATTCTTCTAACAGGAGGAGACAAGAGACAGGTTGCTGTTGAAACGGAAAGATACGAAGCCGGTAAGCTTCATCATTTCTGGATTTCGTATTATGGGCCTGGAAGAAGACTGGATGTTTACATAAATGGAGTTAAGGCGAATCTTTTCTCCGAGGATGGACTGTCAATTCCGTCGAATATAAATACAAACTCAACCTATTTTAGCATCAATAAGTCAGCTATTGGTTATAGTTCTCTTTTGAGGGATAATGCCGGCTTCCTCGACGAACTTGTTTTCATAGGCAAGTATATTGTTGATGCAAAGACGATATCAAATGCTATAAATCTTGGTGTTGAGTATGTTATAGATAAGTCTCTTCTGTATAAGGAGATTGTCAATAATTGCTTCGCTTGCGATGACCCAACCGCTCTTGGAGTAACCTCTGTTTTGAGTAATGGAAAGAACTTCTATGCCGGAAGGAATGACGGAACTTTATTTCGTGGCGATAGAACTATGTGGCAAGTCAGAAGAGATTTTGCCAATAAAGACGAAGTTAAGTTTGTGAAGAAGAATTCTTTCGGCTCTGACTCTATCATTGGGGTTCAGGATGGGGTGCTAAAGCTTTACAAGTCATCAGTTAGGATATGAACTAGATGTCCATTTCAATTACACAGGTAAAGATAAACAATACAAACATACAAGACACCTCAATCGAAGTGCCTCTTGATGTTATTACGATTAATTGGGATATACAGACCACAACTCCGTCTATCAAGCAGCTTTCCTATGAAATACGCATAGGAACGCATAATGTTAATTGGGGAACAGGAAACTATATTCCTGACATTTTGAGTCAACCTTACGCAAGAGATAGATCTCAATATTGGAGATTTAAGCCAAAGTTTTTGCAGCGCGGCCAGAAATACTATGGACAAATAAGAGTAAAAGACACGACAAACGAAGAAAGCGAATGGGTTCGTTTTGTTTTTATTGTTAATCGTTTGCCGTTCTTGACTCATGCCAGCATAACTCCCGAAGAGCCGTCTGAACAAACTGATTTGGAACTTGACTTGGGTTTGTCGTCTGAGTCTGTAACGGTCAAAACTAAGTGGATTAGGAATGGCGTTCACTATGATCAGTTCGACAACTATCAAAAGATATCTAAAGAGTATCTTAGGTATGGCGATTCCTGGTATTGTGAAATTACGCCTGTAGACAATCTAGAGAAAGGGCCAACAATAACGGCAAAGGCCGTTAGGATTATAAAGCTTCCTCCCGTTACAGAGTCGCTCAAGATTTTACCAATCAACCCAAATGTTAATGACATACTTGAAGCAAACTATGTCGTAAACGATCCAAATACGCAGACTTTGCTTGTTCAAGATAAGAGCCAGATAAGATGGTATATCAACAATGAACTCATTAGCGAAGCTAATGATGAAAAGTTTGTAAGACTTGGTTTGAAGCCCAATGACGAAGTGTTCTTTACTGTAGCGCCTAGCGACGGTATTTTTACAGGAACAACAGTATCTTCAAGAACTGTTGTTATTCAAGACGCAGGATTTAGGACGGTCAACCTAAGAGTTGATGGCCTTGTAAGTAATTTGAACGTCAATAGCGTAAACCCAACTCTTGAGTGGGACGTTATTTCTCCGTACAATAGGTCAAGTAGATATGCCAAGATAAAGATGGGCACAGCGCCTGGTTCTGATAATGTCTATACAAATGTAATAGAGACTTATGACAATAAGTTTACCATACCTGATAATATTGTTAGAAGAGGTATTGATTACTATGTATCCGTTTCTGCAAGCGATCAGAATGACTTGTTTACAAACTATGAAACGTCTAGTTTTAGAGTTGCCGGAAACTTGTGGGAAAGAGAAGTTAGCAATTCAAAGGGCTGGACATTTGAGGCGTCTTTGAGCGTTTCAGGCGAAGGCTATCAGAGAATTTCTTTTGCGGACGGTTCTAGATTTGCGGAAATAAGGTTCTATGAAACCAAGTGCCAACTCATGCTTGGTAAGTCTAATGTCAAGATTTTTGATATTGATATGACTGTTCCTAGAAATCTCATTGTTACGGCTAAGGCTGATGACATTAAGGTTTACATACAGAATAGCCTTATTATAGACGGAACGGGCGAGTTCAAGGAATCTGCTTCGGATAGGTTTATTGAAATTGGTTCTAATGGAGGTTCTGAAGCTATAGGTTTGTTCAAGAGAGTTGTTTATAATGTTGACGGAGCATTTGACCCTGGTTCTTCTGTTTATTCAGATATAAGGCTTGAGAAATTTGTTGACTTTACTGGAATGTCTCTTGCGGATATTACGGAGCATGATGGTAATGTTCTTGTTGCTGCAAATCCAATCAATCCAACAGAAAGTGGAGTTGTTTATAAGATCATAGAAACAGAACAACCTTCTCTTGCTGCAACAGAAAATGTTGATGTTTTTGATACAAAGATTAACTCTATTGCAACTTCTCCTGACGAAGGCATCCTTTATATAGGACATGGTTATGGAGCAAGCTTTTTCGATGGATATTTCATACCAAAGTATGATAGCGATTCTGTTTTTATAGCAGGATTTGATCCAACAATCAATTTGTGGGAGCTTGTCAAAACAACAACTTTTGACGCAGCAAGCTATATTGAAGAAGGTCTTGTTATTGATACAACTATTTCTGCTAAGCAGGCGGACTTGTCTTCAAGCACTGTTGAGATATTTTTAACAATTAATACCGAAGCTATCTCTTTCATATCTCTTTATGATTCAATTTTTAGCTATGAGTTTGAGATTGAAATTGTAAACAGTGTTTTGACAATATATCTAGCAGGAACAAATACTGTTGCGTTTACAACAGATCTTGTTAATAAGAGCGTTTCTCAGGTTGTTGATGAAATTAAAGAAGCATCTTTGTCAACAAACTATTTCTTCTCTCTCTTCTTTGATGTTTTTGCAAATGACATTTCTGTTGCTTCTCAATCAGCGACTAGATTGGATGCTGTCTCAAGAACTGCGATGTTTCCTAGCTTGACCCTTAGAGGCGATTATCAAGTTACTGATACATACAATCCAAGTCCATACGGAACATACTCTACAGGTAAGTGGTTCTACTGTCATAGGAAGAAGGGTACGCCTTGGTTTGAAAGGGTTGATAATTCTCGCGGATGGACAATCGACTTTAGCCTTAGAATAGATGATTTTGAGGATAGTGATACTCCGTCTAATACAGGTAAGCCAAAAGGAACGGGTATATACGTTAATGACGGTTTGTGTAGCGAAAATATATGGTTCTTGCCTCAAGAGATTATCTTTGAAGGCACAGAAAGATCATTCTTGTATGATACAACTGAGTTGACTGATTATAGACTTGTTGGAAAGAAGACAAGAATCAAGCTTTATGGAAAGAAAGCAAGCGATCAGTCTTACAAGTTGATTGCTGAAACAACGATAAAGCTTGCTGCAACTAATCAAGGAAATGCGGCTAGACCGTCTGTGTTCTGTGATTCTACAGGAAAGACTCATGCGGTATGGCATGACGACGGTAAGGGCATCAATAGAAGACAACTCTATTATAGCTACTATGATGCTAACACTGAATGGTCAGAGCCGGAGCTTATTGTATCTGACGACTTTAGTTCATCCAATCCTAGTATAGCCATTGATAGTTATGGAAATATCTACGTTGTTTATGAAACAACAAGATCTGATTATACAGATATTGCGGTTATAACAAAGAATGCGAATGGATGGTCTGAGCCATATTTGCTTACGTCAAATCTTTATGATTCGTTTGCTCCAAAGATCGCTATTGATAGCAAGAATAATGCTCACGTTGTTTGGGAAGATCATAGAGTGTCTCAGCCTCAGATTTTCTATTGTCGCAGAAATGCGTCAAATGGACAATGGGAGAGTAATACCTTTGGTAAGCAGGATATTCAGGTTACAAACGAAGCTGTTGGAGCAAAGAGACCTGCTATTATTTCTAACAACACTTCTTTGTATATGTCTTGGACAGCTTTTGAGAGGAACGGTTCTTCGTCAATCAAGATGGCTGTTTATGACGACGGACAAAAGAAGTGGAATTCTGCGGCTCAAGGAGGCTTTGACTTTTCTGTTTCTGGTACAGGGTCTGTACGAGCAGATAACTCTACCATTTGTATTGATTTGAAAGGTCAAGTCTTTGTTGTTTGGCAAGATACTGTTGATAACAACATACAGCTTTTTGGAAGGCAAATCAATCCTAGATTGGTTTTTGCAAAGTCTGTGTTGCAACTTACAACAGGCGACTATGACTCTACTCATCCTAAGGCTGGACTCAACTCGGCAACAGGCGATATTTTTGTAGTATTCGAAAAGCAACAAGAGAAAATTGTTTCGCCTTATGACCCATATGTAGCAAGAGCAAGCGACGTTAGCTTGAAAAGCCCGTCTATTGCAATGTTGAAGTGGGATGCTTCTTCTCAGGTTTGGTATAGTAGCAATCAGGACAAGCCTTCTTCTTATACAGCTTCATTTGATGTTGATTTTGATTTTGGACTACCTAAGGAAGCTTTTAGGCCTAATATACCTTCTAAGTTTAGTGGTAACTTGCATATACTTTTTGAAAACTTACAAGTTTCAAGCCCAAGAGAGATATTGCATAATAACGACATTTTTGGTCAAGTAAGAGACTTGATTTATGATTTTAGCTTTGTTCCTGATTATAATGTTTCCGATCATGAAACAGCTTTATTTGGCGAACGAAGACTTGACGGCGATTTGAATAGAAAAGAGCTTAGGTTTGGAGATTTCTCAGATAACTTAGCTTCTAGATTTGTTATTGGAAATCTTAGATACTACCTATCGGATGCTGTGAATCCATTCAATATAAGTCTTGTTTCTTCGGCAACGACAAATATGCCAAAGACTGAAGTTTTGGCTGTTGCAAGCAATAACAATGGAGATTCTTGGTTTGGAACATCAATTGGTTTGATGTACTATGACAGAGATACGAGTAAGGCTTATTTGCTTGATTCTGATAATTACAACATCAAAGGTCTTTCTGTAAACTCAATTTCTTTTGACAAGAAAGCTAATATGTTCTTGTCAACCTCTAGTGGCATTTATGTAAGCTCTGACCATTCATACTTCTTCAAGCTTTCTGGAAACTTGCCAGCAAAACCTGTTTGTGTTGACATTGACGGACTTAATAACTTGTACATTGCTTCTAGCGAGGGACTGTACATTGTTAGTCTAAACAACATATACTCAAGCCTTGTTTTGACAAAAGAAAATGCAACAACAGTAAGAACTATTGCGGTTGCTGGCGACGATATAATCAAGATTGACCAGAATTCTGGATTGCCAACTAATAAGGTTACGACCGTAAAGGTCGATGCTTCAAATGTTGCCTGGATTGGTTCCGAAGAAGGTCTTATTCGTTATAGCGGCGGAGAGATTTCTGTCTTTACAACAGCAAACGGTCTTAACTCTAATAAGATTAACGATATAGCAATTCGTAATACAGCTATTAGGTATATAGCTACAACAGCAGGCGTCAATAAGATGATTGGTGTTGGAATTTCTCCGTTGAATTTTGATAACACCAATGCCCCTCCTGCTGCTGCAACTCAGGTTGGGGTTGGCGACGTAAACCTTCCAATCTTTGTAAATGCAAAAGCTATTAGGTGGAGAAATCCCAATATTCTATGGATTGCTTCGGGTTATAATTTGTTCCAAATAACTTTTACAGAAGAGTCTTTTACAACAGAAAGAACAGAGATAACCAAGTTTAGAAGTTCGGACTTTACGCTTAACGCTGTTTTGCCAAAGAGAAATGATGACCTACAGACATTCCGAGTTGTTGGTCTTGACGACAGAGTAATTTCCAAGAATACGGTATATGAAGTTATCTTGAATGGTAACAAGATAACAAGAGGGTACTCGTTCTCTCCTAGCGATAAGTTACTGAGATTTAGCTATCCTCTTTCTGAAACAGACATTATCAAAGTTAATGTTCGTTTTGATATTGAGAAGATTGGAACTTTTGCTCAGAATAAAGCTCAGCAAATTGCTCTTGGTAATAAGGCAACAAGACTCGAAAGGCTTGTATCGGCGAATGGAAGCATCTTTGCCTCGACCGGCGGAGACATAAACACTCTTCAGATAAATGACTCTGTTAGCGATCTTCCGTTTGATAAGATCATTCTTGACAGAACTCCACCAAGAGGAAAGATTACTCTTGGAACAAGAAGAGAAAGAAGTATCTTTGAGGTTAATGTATCGCCTCTTGAGGACGACGTAGAAGGAGTTTTTGACGACGTTTCGGGTATTGACAAGATGATTGTTTCCAATTTCACTAACTTTACTTCAGACGGAGAAACTCCGTTAGAGCCTATTGTCTTTACAAGATTCTTGCTTCATAACGTTGGAGAGATATTTGATAGCGTAAGTAGGCAGTTTACTTTTGAAAGCGGCAAGGGTCGTAGGCTTCTAAGCTATCAACCTATTGGCGGAAATCAAGCAATGATGGCAGGCACAGCCGAGCCAGCCAATGTCTATCGTTACAACGGTGTTGACCAAACATGGGATCTCATAGATACTTTGGATGTTGTTGGCGGCGTTGCAAATCCAAGCGCTTCTGTTGAGTTCCTTATTGAGTATCAGGGTAGAATATACGCTGGAACAGGTAGCCCTAACGGTTCTGGAAAGCTATGGGTTATGAACTCGTCAACTATGAAGTTTGATTTGCTTCGAACTCTTCCTTCCAATACTCATGCTTACTGCGCCGTTGTCTTTGACGAGGTTCTCTACTTTGGCGGCGGTGGCGGTGGGTATGGTGCTTTGTATTCCTTTGACGGTACAACAACAACTGAAGTTTTCAGAAACATAAGCGGAGCTATATATTCCCTTGTTGAATCTGATAGAGAGCTTTATGCGGCAACAGGATATGAGGGTCGTATATACAAGCTTGATCCTAAGAATCGTACTCAACAGATTGTTGACGTTAATGCTGATAGAAATGTCTTGAGTATTGGCAAGGCAACTGTAAACGGACAAGGATACATATTTGCGGGAATGTCAGCAAATGGACAGATTAAGAGGTCTAAGGTTCCTGATTCTCCATTTGTTCATTCATTCAAGACCGTTCCTTCAGCAGTTCATTCTATCAGAACTATTTCTGATAAGCTTTATGCCGCTATAGGTAATACAGTTTATGCATTAGATAATGTATGGAATGCAAAATACACTCATAATGAGCAAGTTAGAGATGTTATTGGCGGTCTTGATAGTGCGGTTTGGTTTGTTTCTGACTCTTACATCTATAAGATTGGAAGGGCTGAAAATGTCAAGAGGATTTATTTGAAGCTCATTGATAGGGCTGGTAATGAAACCAACCTTTACACTGACGATGCACAATCAACGCTTAATGAGAATCTCTTTGACGAAATTTCCATATCCGATCTTGCATCGTTTATTAATCGCAACAGAGTTCTCAAAATAGACGAATTCGGAAATGCAGTTGCAATAAGAGAAGGAAATGATAGGTTCTACTCGGCTGATATAGTTGAAGAGGAGAGCGGAGAATACTTCAGCGAAATCTTCAATGGAACAAATAATCTTGTTGCTTGGGATAAGATATCCTGGGACGCAACCATACCAGATAATACAAGTGTTACTGTTTATGTTAAGACAGCCGCAACAAAGGACGAGTTGCTTGATAAAGCTTTTGAATTCTCTGTTGACGGTAAAGATCAGAGTTCTGATATATCATTCTTGACTGGTCAGTTTATACAATTCAAGGTAGTCATGAAGAGTAGAGTTAGAGGTTTGAGTCCGTCTTTGAGAAATGTTATAATCAAGAGCATTTCTAGCGATTCGACGCACTTCTTTACTACGAACTTTGTGCTTCCAAGCAGAGTTAAGAGCGGAATAGTAACTTCGACCAAGTTGCTTCCCGTTTCCGCTGACGTTGTTTTTGGTATCAATACGAATAACTCTACTGATTTTGCAGAGTATCAGATAGTTGATGAGAATAGAATCTTTACAACTGATGATTCTCAAGTTGGTAGTGGCCTTAGGGTTGGTGTAAGACTTATTACTCCAACAAAGGCTGAGGCTTCTGGTCTTGTTCCTGAAGAGTATAGCCCGTATGGGTTGCCTCTTTTGTTAAATGCTGTCGAGTGGTCATTCAAGAACGAGGATAATCTTGAAAGAACTTGTAATTTCAAGGTTAGCTTCTACGAAGACCCAGAGCTAACGAATCTTGTTTACTATGCTGATAGTAACGATTCTTATGTTGGATTTAGTTCTGATGGAGACATATTCCCAACCGGCGGAGTAGTCCTTCCACCAAACAATACTACAGCAATGTCTTTTACTCCAATAGGAAATACTCCTCTTCGATGCAATACATACTACTATGTCAAAGTAGAAATGACGAATGAGGTTGAAAACTTGACGGTTTATGACAACTACTCATTTACTCAGTCATGCGGAACAACTTATGTTGACACAATAAGCTTTGATTTCACCAACACAACAGCCAACATTGAGACTTATCATTTCAGAGTAAGGTTCTACAATGACCCTGAAAGAACGGATCTTAAGCATACAGCATTTAGCGGAAATGATATCGCTAATTGGTTTGCAGACGAATTCGCTTTGCCAGTTTCTGGTAAGATGTTAAATCCTGGACAAACAGCGACGATAAACTATACGCCTTTACTTTCAAATATTGATGCCGCTAAGACTTATTACTTGTCTATAGACGTTTTCAATGGAGAAGTGTTTGAAAATAACAGTAACTCGTTTACATTCAAAGCTAATGACGCTACTTCTCAGGTCTATTGCGGTTCGTATTCCGATGTTCCTGTAGTAAAGAATTTCTCGATTATGTTTGAGCTTGAGAACAATGAATTTGTCAGCATGAGAGTTAAGATCTAAATGCCTGTTAGAACACCACATTTTGGACTTGAAGCATTCATAACTGGCGATATCTACTCTGAAATTGTAGATACTCGTAGGTTTATGAGTATAGATTCGCATATGGCTTTTATTTCAGACCTTATTGGCCCTGGTGTCATAGAAGGCTGGGAATTGTCAACTCCGTCATCTTTGACTCTGAATGTTTCGAGCGGTTGGGGAATGATTGACAGATACATTATTAGAACGTTTGGAGACTACAAGAAATCATTGCTTGATAATAGTACAGTATATGTATGGATGAGAATGAGGCCTGGCGTAATTGGGCAGATTAGCGCCTTTTCTAATTTCCTTTCAATTGATTATGTTGATTCAACTCCTCCTGCTCAACCATCAGGACTTTATATTGTTACAAAGTCTATTGATTCCGTAACAATAAGTTGGACAGCTAGTTCAGATGTTGATTTTGATGTTTATGAGATATATAGGAGTAGAGATAACATCTCTTATTCTCTTATTTCAGAAACGTCCTCAAATGAGTTTAGCGATACGGATTTAGAAGAAAACTCAATATACTATTACAAGGTGAAAGCGTATGATTTTAGCGGGAATGCAAGTTCGCTTTCATCCGCTGTTCTTGTGATAACCGAAAAGGACTTGAGCGTTCCTGCTAATCCAAGTAATGTCAGAATTGGTAACTCAAGTAATGTTTTGCATATTTCATGGAATTCCGCTCCTTATGGAAATGTTTTTGCATACAGAGTTTACATGACTCCTGTAAATGAGGAAAGAATGCCAACAGGAGATCAGTCTGTATATGAGGTTGATTCTTCTAAAGCAGACATTAGTATTGATGGTCTTGAGAATGGTCAAAGATATTTAATCGTTTTGAAAACGGTTACTCGTTGGGATATCGAATCTGAAGGAGTTACAAGACTTGGTTTACCTGTTGAAATAGATGGCCCTCCTGACGTTGTTCAGGTTAAAATAGTTGATTATGCTTCTGATTCAGGAGCTTCAATGAATGGTATCAATATATCTTGGATTTCTTATACCGATCCATATCTAAACTTTACCGGCGCTGCTGAAATATTGATAGAAGAGTATAGATCGGACGGAACAGTTGTAACTTCGGATTGGATTCCAACGCTTGCGGGTGTTCCATATCGCTCTGTTGAGGTTTTTCCTTACAAGAATAATGGTCAAACATTTTACAAGTCTATAGAACCCAGAACTCTGTATTATATCACAGTTAGAAATGTTGACGCCGATGGTCTTAAGAGCTTAGGCAAAAGAGTTCGGCACTTTACTAGAACTTTTCAAGCGCCAGAAGCCGTTCAGTCTCTTTCTGTAACGGATAAGCCTGATAGAACGCTTATTTTGAGATGGGAGAATTCTCAGTCAATATTTAGCTATAACGTTCTCTCTATAACAAGAACAGATTTAGGAACTCTTACCGATACGGTCTTGATTGACCAACTCAATGTTGGTCGTTCTACTATTTACAGTTTAAGTTCGTCTTATGCAGTAGCAAATAGCAGGTATCGTTTTGATATATACTGCGTTGACGAGTTTGGTAATCAAAGCCAGACAAGGATAATTTCGTTTGATTTTGCCGATTTTGTTGATCTTCCTAAGCCACCTCCTCCAAGACAACAGATAGGTTTCGCTGCGGATAGGCAAAATACAATTCAATGGAGCGCCGCACCAACTGAAGCGGTTGCGGGCTATCGAGTTTATAGAGCGCTCGATACCGTCTCGATTGAGCCTGGTGATTTTTCTCTGATTGAGACCGTTTCTGCAACAACATTTTCGTATACAGATTATGAGGTCGAAAACGAAACAACCTATATCTACTTTGTAACAACAGTTGATTTGTTTGGTCAAGAATCTTTGAACCCAATTGATGATAGTTATATCAATTATGCTCTTATAACTTTGAGGCCAACGTCTTCAACAACATTGAACCCTCCAGCGGCTTTATCTTATTCTTTGAATGGACAAAATGTTCAACTAACTTGGCAGCCAACAGCAGGGCAATTTGACGGTTATGAGATATACAGATCTATAGGTAACAAGTTTTCTTTCCAGCTTATAGCTACAGTTTTGCCTGCTGTAACTTATTATGTTGACGCCAATGCTCTAACAAAAACGGGTAAAGCGTATTACATTGTTCGTAAGTTTAGGAACGAAGCTGATTTGTTTGTTACAGAAAGTAATATACAAGTTAGTAATGCAATTCTGCTTGGCAAGGTTATAACCGAAAATGGTGTTTCGGAGTTTGATCTTTCTAATGTTAGAAATATTGCTAAGCTAGAAGATCCTGTAAGAACAGAAACAATAAATAGACTTGCACTTCATAAGCATGAATATATAGACGAAGAAAACGACAGAAGAATAAACCTTAGCGACATTATTACCGTTTCTGACTGGCAGACTTCGGACAATCAAACACATACTACTGAAACTGATATTTCAGAAACAACAGTGTATTCGGTTTATCTAAATGGAGAAGAAGCGTCAAGCTATGGCGTTTTGTTTTCTCTCAACAAGGCTGAGGGGTCTTTAACTTTTGAGATTCGTCTTGCTGCTACAGGTTTTGAGTTAACGGAACAAACCTTTCCTTTCTCTGAACCTCCAACTGTTGAAGTTAGGTTTTCAAATCTTGAAGAAGTTCAGAATATTCTTCCTAAGAGTAGAATAAACGGCGTTAGCGCTCAGCAGGTTGGTGTTGGAGTTTTTGAGAAGGTTCAGATTCCTTCTATAAATCATGGTGGAAGAATTAAGGAAAGACTTGAGCCTGTTCAAATAAGCACTCTAACTATTGACGACGGTTATCGCTATGCTCCTGTTGATGGAGAAGAAGACCTTGGAGACGGAATTGTTTTCTATTGTATTATGCAGGCTCATGGCGATTCTGATGTTTTGATTGCAGGAACGAGTGATGGTATTTATACAAGCGAGAATTTTGGTGTTTCTTGGGACAGAAGATTTGAAACAATAACTCCTGTTCTTAGGTTCTTCTACTCGGAGAAGTACCAGACGTATTTTGCGGCAACAAATAGAGGCATTCTGTTTGGTCGAGGCGGTCAGGCTGGTGATTTTAGTATTTGGACTGAAGTTGCTGGCGCAGAAAATGCGAAGATTATTCGAGACATTTGCGAAGACGAAGACGGAAATGTTTTTTGTAGTAGCGATTTAGGCGTATATAAGTTAAGAAGGGATATTGGACAAGGTTCATTCTTTTTCCAGCAGACTCCTATTTTTGGCCCAAGAAGCACTGAAGCGTATGCCA